GATCGATCCCGCCACTTTCATCGCAGAGTGTTCACAGTGGCGCTCTGATTATTACGATCAATTGGGATTTAGGGACATTTACCCAGGACTGTATAGAAGGACAGATGAAGCCAAGGCGCTTGGTCTTTCATTGCTCAAACAAAAGATAGGATCATAGATATGGACCGCCGCAGCCTCTTCAAAACGTCGGCCCTTGTGGCTCCCGCAGCGCTTTGGGCTTTGTATGCCCAAGCGACCGGCGTTCCCCGCACGTCAAGCTATCTGCAATCGAATTCGTTTCCCCTTGCCGGCCCTGCCGGTGGCATTACGCCGCAGCAAATGCAGGATTTCGTTGTCTCCATTCCTGGCATTTGGACCAAATTAAACGTCCTAAACTTCGGAGCAACTGGCAACGGTTCGACCAATGATACGGCAGCTTTCACGAGCGCTATTGCGGCGCTCCCCGCCTCCGGTGGGTTGATCTATGCGCCTGCCGGCCAGTATCTTCTCAATCCCAACGCCATATCCCTGCCAGCGCATTGCTCTCTTGTGGGCGAGGGATTTGGGACGAATTTCCTCATAAACGGCAACGGCAGCTATCTTATCGATCTGAGTGCTGGAGCTTCCACCAATTCGCCCAATCTCAATCAGATGCTCGCCAACTTCCAGATATCCGGCAATAGTTCATCCGGGGTGGTCGGCATACGTGGTTACTATAATCAAGAACTCATGTGCTCCAACCTATTCGGCAACTATATCTCCGGCGGTTTCTGCTCGTTCGCTCAACTCTGGGACTCGCGCTTCTTTCGGATTGAAGCAATAGGCTGCTCTGGCAATACATCAACTCCGGTTATGAATCTCCAGAACTCAGCCGCAAGCTCCGGCGCCGGCTTGAGCCTGGATACGACGAATCAGTGTTTCTTTTCTGATATCCATCTGGAAGTCTTTGCGGGACAAGGTATTGCTCTCACGCAGGGTCCCGGAAATAGCGCTGGCGGTCCCAATGGGATGTATTTCAGCCGCGTCAAGCTGGAGAATGAAACCTATCAGGGGCAGCCATTTATCTATATCGGAGGGGGGCCGTCGGCCAATTCGTTCAGTGATATCTACCTATCGGTAGACTCAGCGACCGGCGGTTCGCCTGGATATTGCATTCAGAATGCCGGTGGCGGCACGACTTACTGGAAGGATATCCAGTGCAATATGAATCAGGCCAATATCTGCACCAATTTCTGGTACCAGGATACTTATGGGGCGGACGTGATTGACACGATCATGTGGAATTCGCCCATAGGTCCCTCGGGCGCGATCCTGGCGATTGCTGGCGTGCAGCCGATTATCCTCAACGGCGTAATCTCGTGGGCTGGCGGCCTGACGCCATATTCAGGCGCACCTACGGCCGCGCCGACCAGTGGTCAGTATTATCAGGGGACTTTCATCCGCAACATCGGCGGCGCAAATATGTCATCGATCTCGGGCTGGCTTTGCACAGCATCCGGGAGCCCTGGCACATGGCGCGCGTTAGCATAGGAGAGAGACGATGAAGACCACGACTATCTCGACGGCCAGCATGAGCGTTATGGCGGCATCCATGCTGGCGATCGTATTAAGCCGTGTGGCGGCCCATTTTCAGATTTCATTCGGTGACGACTTCACTTCTATCTTCATCGCCGCCGTCAGCCCGGCTCTTCATTTTGCCTTTGTGAAATGGGGCCTGGAAGCACCGTCCGCTCCGCCGCCCTCATGATGTCTTGTTTTTGGCAGCGATGATGCTTTCAATAACTGTCCCAACAGGGCTCCCAAGTCCCGTGCAGGGATCAGGCCCAGGGAGAGCGGTATAGGCGCCGTTGTCTCCCACGGTAATATCATTGAAGCCGATTGGATTGAGAAATAGGTCAGGGGTGATAAATCCTAGTTTCTTGCCGAGAGCCGCGAAAAGACCGGCATAGAGCGGAGCAACGGCGCTTGTGCCGCCGACGATCTCTATCTGCCCGTTCAGCACAATCTCATAGCCGACCATAGGATCGGCATTGGCCGAAACATCAGGGACCATGCGACCGGAAGGCCCCGCCGGGTCAAGGCCCTGCCACGCTTGAGTTGGAAAGATGGTGCTGTATCCTCCTCCGGTGCCCTCTCCGGTGCTTTGGCCGGGATTGTTATTCCAGACGGTCTCGACGCCGTCGTGCGGCTTGCTCGTGCCTCCGCAACCGATGACATGCGGGCATGAGGCGGGGACATCCACATTGGCCGGATTGGGGCCGCCATCGCTGCTATCGTTGTCTCCCGATGCCGCTAGAACGACCATTCCAGCGTTGGCGGCCGCCTTTGCGGCAGCTTCCATATCGACGGCAGCGGCAACGCCCCATACGGCCTCGTCAGCCCCCCAACTGATGCTGCATACATCGCAACCATCGGCGGTCGCGGCTCTGACGGCAGTCGCGATGTCCTTCGCCCAATAGATATAAATGGTGGCAGGGCTGCCAGTGGCCATGAAGTAGCTTGCGGCGGCAACTTGGATATCCAGGGCGACTTCGCCATCCGCATCTCCGCCGGGCGCGTTAACCGTGCCGTCCACGCTGATGTCACGAATGACAGGCGTCGGCTGACTCATGCTGGCAAATGCCGCCGCCACGTCTGACGAATTCCAGCCGCCACCAAGTTCGACAATGGCAATTACGCCCCCTCCTGGCAGGCCGGTCGGCCAATTGTAGGCCGCGCAAAGCGTGGGGATGTCCCATGATGCTGACGACTGCTTATGACGCTTAATATAGGAATGCATTAACTTACTCCTGTGATTCCGGCGATGACGCCGGCCATACGATGCTTGGACGCTAAGTCATAGTCGTCCGGAACGGCGAATCTCTGCATAAAGCAGCAGTCCTCCCATCCGAAGCCTATCGGCAGCCATGTAATTGGATCATCACCATGGGCGTTATAGGTCCTGGTGCCGATGATATTCTCAGTGGCGAGGTAGCAAGCGAGACCGGAACCGCCGACGCGCGGACATTCGTATAGCCGAGTCGCGGCAGGCGGATTGTCGGCTTGCAACATGGCGGCGGTTGCTAGTGCCGCCTCTCGTGCGCCTTTGCTATGCCCCGCCATGTAGTATGGTGGAAAGCCGTGGACTTCCAGAAATTTCTGGATATTCGGAAGGATCGCCTCGACGTTTTTTAGAGATGGCTGATGCACCATTCCGATGCCGTGGTCCATTTCCATTGTCGGATTGAAGTCATCATTGATCCATTCCGACAGGTCCATCGTTCCAAGCCAGCAGAATGTGAGGACGCCGCCGACTGTCGTTTGAACGACATGCGCAGTCCGGTCAGAGTTTTCCCACGTCGGAGGCGTGCTGTAGGCGGCGTTCATGGCTTTGGCAAGAGGAAGCAATAACGCATCCATGTCAGTACCCATCACTGAAACCGCGATAGATTTCTTCGCGTTTTTCCAGGTCCTCATCGCGAGCTTCCCTCTGGCATTGAAGTCTGCCGCAATGGTCTTGCCGATCGAAGTTACGATCCTCGATCAGCCCCATACTGTTGCCACAGTATCGACAGAAACGCTCTTTTAGCATCGTGTTACCTACCTGAAGGTGACGACTGCGCCATGCCCGAATTGGGCAAGGAGACCCTGAAGACCGCCAATGACGTTCAGGGCATAGGGGCCGCAGGCGATCTCCAGCGGCTTATTGCCGATGGGATTGAGCCCGTTGAGCGTGGCCAGCCCGACATGCCCCAACTCGAAGTCCGATACCAAACCGGCCGGCGTCGGGGGATTGGAGGGGAGAAGTGTATTCAGATTGGCCGAGAGAAAAGTGAAACACATGACGCCCTCAGTGTCGGGGGGCGTGGCAGCCTGCGCAATCGCGATGGCTGATGTCAGATCGGCCTGGGTGATCGTTTTGACCTGTTGAACCTGCGCGGTGCAGCCGATAAGGAGCGAGGCGATCAAGCTGACGGCCATGATCACAAAGCACCAAAGAAGGAACGCAAAGAGCGTCTGTCTCATGGCGATGGTGCTTCCTTTGACGCGTCGGGTAATGGATTGACCTTGGCCTTTGTCTCAGCCTCTCGCTCATTCTTCAGCTTCTTGATTTCCCCCTGAAGCGCCGCGTTCTGTTCCTGCGCGGCTTCCATGGCTGTCCTAGCTCCAACCCATGCCTGCGTCAGTTCATTAATCGTCGCCCGCTGCGCTCGGCATTGGGCATCGCAGCCGGAAGGCTGCTGCGAATAAGCGGCGAGCATCCCCATTGTACTAACCAGAATGAAAAAGAGTATGGCAAGGAGGATGCCAATGACGTGGTTCATGGGGTGGCTCCTTTCAGTTGGGCGGTCTTCTCGTCTATTAACCTGACGATATCTCTGAAACGCTCTGGATCGGCCTTTCTCATAGCCAGGATGGACGGCTTGAGGTTCGGATGGCTTCCCCACGCCAAGACTTCCTCCTCCGTTGTCAGGTTTGGCAGCGTGCTGCGCACATATTCCAGAATGTGAGCGCTAGTTTTGCCGTTCATATCAGGCGGCTCAGTAGGCGCGGCAACCTCCTCGACCGGCTCGGGCTCCGCAGTCTCCGGCGCGTTCCATTCCTCCCGTTTAACGGCAAGCGCATGTTCAATGCCGATCTCGACCGCCTTCCCTGTATAGTTCGCCTTATTAACCGCGACCCAATCCGCCATGTCATCAAGGTCTGTCAGATTCGCGATCTCAGCCTTGCACGCCTCCCGATAGTGGGCTTCATTCATTTTCCCGCCGACCATCCGGACCATGACTGGATTGCGGTCGGGCTGGATATGATCAAGTCTCCAGCGCTCGGCTTGGGCCGTTTCGACAAGTGCCTGCAATTGTTGATCTTCTTTGATCTGATCGAGATTGTCCGCGTTATTTTCAAACAGCGCCTGGGGATTGCTGGATTTCATAATTCGGTCGGCATACCAATGGGCAAATAGCTGAAGCGTCATTGGCTCGCCGCCAACTTCGCCATATTCGTCCACCGGATGTACTTCTGCCGGCTCTTCGTCAGCAAACATGCTCCCGATAGAAGGTGCCGGCTCTTTTGATATTGGCTTTTCCGGCGGCGATTCCGCTTTTCGCTCTCCCCTCGGCGCTCTGCGCCTTGTTTCAACCTTGTCGGTGGCCTGCTTGACAGGTCCGACTGTCTCCTTTTCCGGCGCCGTCGCGAGGGTCAGCGGAGCGGCGAATTCCTGGGAAATCTGCTGCTGGACTGTGACGTCTTCCGCCTCGCCCTCGATTGTGGTTTCGTCGGCTGTAATCGCCTCATGCAGAACCTGAAGATCACGCGACTTCGGCAACCGCTTCTCCAGCCGGCGAAGGACTGTCTTCTTGCATTGTTCCGAAAACCACGTTTGCCAGGGAGCCGACGCTTTCTTGGCCTTGCTGACAGCCCGCACGCGCTCAAGCTGGCGGCGGGTCATCGCCTCGAATTCCCACGAGCCATCTTTGAACAGACAGACGGCGTAGGCGCCTGTGATATTGGCGTCAGATTCATCGACCTCGTCGCCATCGCCATAAGTCCGAACGTGCCGATAGCTTTCCACGCCGTTCTCGTCATTGACGATGACTTTTTCGCCCCGATAGATCAGCTTGGCGCGAATTGAAGCGACAGTCCCCGTATTACGGACCAGCTTCGTCAGGCCCCACACCATGGGCATCCAAACGACGCGCTTTTTCTGATTTGCCTGCGATGGCTGACCATCTTCATCGTCATCGCCGAAGATAACGAGAGCGCCTTCCTGCCCATCCGGCTTCAGCCCCATGCTCGCGGCCTTTTGGAGCGCCAGCCATAGCGACTGACGGTCGGCTTCCAGCAGTCGATTATTGGTCTGAACGGCAATGAGAAAGGCATTCCGAAAGTCAGCGATCGGAATGCTGCTTGGCAGGATGCCGAGGTATTTATCCGTCTGCTTATCGAAGGTCTGGACGACCAACGAAAGTTGCTCTTCACGCAGCTTCTGCTGGTCTGCCCATGAGACTGTGCGATCCATCAGCGGTTGTATCCTTTGTAAACCTGCCGAACCATCATCAGTTGTGTCTCCGCGTGGTCTCGCCATCCCTTGGCGGCTGGCGGCTCTCTGACATTGTTTACGAGACAATAGGCTGTCGGAAGTGCCACTTGCCGCGTTCCAAGATCAGTTGCGACGGCCTTCATCGTGCAGAAGAAATCCGGATGGTATTCCGACAGATCGGTGTCGATGGGGTCCAGGAGAGCCTGAAGAGTAGCGCGATGGAACGCCATATTATGGGCAACGATCCTCATGCGGGGATGGCACCACGTCCTTGCCTCATGGGCTGCGGTTGTAATCGGGACGCCGCCCTTCACGCATTCATCATATGAGGCATGGAGATATTTTTGAACTTCGTCCTCGATCCCCCATCCTTCTGGTTTGATCAGGGCAATATAGGTCCCGACCACATTCCCATCCTCTTCGGCGATGAGAGCGACTCTGGTCGGCTTAACATGCGACCCCCCGCTGCCTGGAAAACGGTCGGAACACATATCAACATAGAGATTATAGACCATGCTCTAGTTCTTCCTGTAGCTCTTGCAGAGTGTACAAATCGTGGAGCGACTCATGCGCTTCCTCTTCGGCGATCATTAAGTCATCAAGCCCAATATCCTGAGTCGATGCCTAGCATCGTCCATTTTTCGCAGGTTATGGATGTGATCTCATAAGGCACGTAACTAACGACGGCGATCCATTGAGTGCCAGATAGATGATCCAGTCGTGTCTTAATCGCGGGCTGTGCGTTGGCGCACGCCGCGCCGAAGGCGAAGATAACGCCAGTCACCAGTAACAATTTGCGCATTTATGCCCCACTCCTACGGATGGTGATGTCTTCCTGGATATCGATGCCAGGAATTGCCGTCATTCTCGACTTGCCGTTAATGGCCGCCCGAATTGCTGCGTCGGCGGGAATGACGAATGTCACGGGCATATCGCCTCGGCCGATGGCTGCGCAGAGTTCGCGAAGGTTGGTGACCTCAAACTTGTATCGCGTGGCAGCGCTCGTGGTGATGCCCATCGCGCTCCGGCTTCGCGTCAGATCAGACGTGGATGCTCTGGCTTGTGCATGGGCAAAATCCGCCTCTTCCCTTGCCGCCATGGCTTGTTCGACGGTCTCGTTCGTTGCCGTGGCCTTACGAGCCTCCTCTCGCAATCTCTCCGCACGCATGAGTGCTAGAGCGGCCTCGTCGTCACGGCGCTTTTGTTCCTCGGCTCGCTTTTTTCGCAGATAGGATGCTTGAGCCAGATTGATAGTCTGCATTGCCGCTTTGATGGGATCGGAAGCGGCTCCGAAAACGGCGTCGATCGCCTTACATGCCTTCCATGGCTGAGTCTTGACCTTCTTCCGGACTTCATCCACTTCGCCGCCATCAGCCGCGTGGTCCCGAAGCATGGAATACAGGTCAGACGCGGCAGTGTTAGAGGCATCATTCTCAATGACTGGCATTGTCGCTGCCGTTGGCGTATGGCCAGCGATCCATTCGTTGGCAGCCGCTTTCAGTTCGGCAGATCGCGAGAATAATGGCCCGTAATGAGCCTTTAGCAAGCCCTCGATCTCCTCAAGTTCGACCTGTAAGAGCTTCGTTGGGTCAATGCCGAGAAATCGGTTGTGACCCCGTATAGCTTGCTCATTCATAGTGGCTCACTCTCTCTTAGGTTGACCGGCTCGTTCGGTCGCGTCAGCGGTGTACCGGATTTGGCATTTTGGTAGGCTGCGAGGAGGCCCAAGTACTCCATCTCGCCGATTGGATGGAGAGGGCCGTGCCAAAGTAGAAACTGGATTTTAATGGGATCATCCTCTCCAGCACCGGAGACCACGTCTCCACACACCATGACATGCCAAAGATACCCATCGTGGAAAATGCGGACAGGTTGCCATGGCGCATGCCGTCTGGCCCGATATCGATAGAATCCAGGGGGTTGATCGGTAGCTTCGGGCTCCCTCCCCAATATCTTTGCGAAATCCTCACGCTTCACCTTTCATCTCCGCGAAAGCGGATGCAGCATTGCCGACTGCACCCGCCCATTTCGGAACGGCGGATTTGAACCACCGACACCATGATTACAAATCGTGTGCTCTAACCAACTGAGCTAGTTCCTGGGAGCTTCTCCGCTTTTCCATGACGCGCCATTCTCATTTTGATTCATGTGTTCTACCACTGAACTATCCCCCGATTGGCCGGGGGAGCAGGATTCGAGCCTGCGGGCTCCCCTTCAATCTGATGCTGCCCAATATGGCGCATTCAATGAAAGTGACAAGGGGGGGGATCGATTATATATTGAGGGGCGGAATCGGATGCGTTAAGCCTTGCCGCCTGCAACCTAAAGGAATTCTGTATGTATGAAGATGACAGCGATTCATCGACCTCAGTGGGTAACCCCAATTGCACCGATGAAACGCGCCTGGATTTCTACAAACAGGCATTGATTGCCAAGATCGCTCACGAGAGCGCGGCTGCGACGGCCGGCAAAAAGCTGGCTCAGTACCGTTCTGTCCTCAAGGAGGCGGCCAAGGCCGGTGTCGATAGCGAGGCAATTGCCAATCAATTGAAAGTTCGCTTCCAGGACCCCGACGACGTGCTGCGGGCGGAACGCGAACGGCTGAAGATGATGGAACTGACTGGCTTCATTCCCGGCCTCCTCGATAAGCTGACAGATGGCTATAATGTCTATCAGCCTACGCGGAAAGAGCAGGAGACGCTGAAGGCTGCCGTCGCATATGATGAAGGCCACTATGCCGGCCGGAGGGGGCACTCAGTTGATGGAAATCCACACTCCCCCGGTAGCCAAGGTTATGTCCGCTGGCGTGAAGGCTGGCACGACGGGCAGGCTGCTATCGCGGCGGAAATGGCTCCGGGAGCGCAGATGCCTCCGGCGAATGTAACGCCTATTAGGAAGGCACCGAAGAAGGTTCGTGTTCCCTCCGGGAACGAAGGGGAAACAATTGCTCACGATGTTCCGCCTATGTTGCAGTAATGGATGATGTAATCCGGATTGTCGTACCGGGAAAACCGAAGGGGGCGCAGCGGGCAAATGCTGCGCCCTTAATGAATCGGAAGACAGGGAAGCCAATCCTTAATCAGAAGACCGGCCGGCCCGTCATCACGGTTTACACGCCGACCGAGATGCGCAACGAAATGGCGGTTATTCGCTATACGGCCATAAACGTAATGGGTGGGCGCTCTCCGCTGGAAGGCCCGATCGAACTGAAAATTATGGCGTGGCTTCCGGTTCCGAAGTCTTTCTCCAACAAAAAAAGAGCCGATGCGCTTGCTGGCCTGATAATTCCAACGGTCAAGCCCGATTTTGATAATATCGCTAAATATGTAGATGCCTTGAAGCATGTTGTATGGCGCGATGACTCGCAAGTATCATCCCATGGAGTGTGGAAACGCTACTCGGAGCATCCGCGCGTGATTATTGAGGTTCGCCGCGATACTCGGATTATTGTCGATATTGCTCGCGAACGCGAAGCCGCCGCCTCATAGTAAGGCCTCTCCTGCTATGGTGGCCATTTGATCTCTGAATGGACAGTCCTTCGCGTTTTTATATTCGCCGGCCGAAGCAGCATAGCCGATCGAACGGATGGTCATCAGCGCCTTTTCCAACTTCAGAATCCTCGTTTTGAGTTCTGGCACGCTGCCCAATTGGGGCTTTTTGGTAATCGGCGTATGCGGCGACTCAGGATCGACGATCAGCCCTTCTTTGGTTTCCATCAGGAATTCGCCGTACGTACCCCCCCGAGCGCGCGATTTCATCCAAGATAGGTATTCCATAGCCTCGTTGCCTGTGAGGCCGAGTTTATCGCGCCGATCGTTGTAAGTAGTGATCCAAACCTTCTGAGCGCCCGCGACGACACAAGGACAGTATTCCTGTTTTCGCGTAGGCTTCTCCTCCAGTTGAAGCTGGATTCGGAAGGCAATAAGGTGAAGAGCCGCCTTGCTATTGAGCGACGGCTGACGAATCCCTTCCCGCGCGCTTACTCTTCCCATGTGCTTTTTCCCTCGCCGCAAACCACTCTCGCAGGATCATCCGGCCTTGCTGGGACGATGTTCGATTTTCGGCGCGAGCGACCGCGCGAATCCCGTCATACAAATCTTGCTCGCAAATAACCTGAATCGTGTGTGTCAGCTTCCGTGCCATTGAGTTTTCCATCATAAGGCACAAGCCCACTGATGGGCATTGGCGATCACTTATATAGGGTGGCGCGGACTACAAGCCAACTATCACATTAAATCCGCACGCGATCCTCTTGAACCGCAGCCCCCAACGCGCGTAATGGGTGGCTGAGTTGTCATGGAAGGGAGAGACCCCGCCAATGTCAGCCTATCAGGATGAACGCCGACAGGCGGTGGATGATCTTGATGAAGATGCCGAGGACGATCTTGCCGGCGCCGAAGGTATCGTCCACGCGACCTCTCTTGGGCTGATCGCCTGGATTTGTCTCCTTTGCGCTATCTGGCTATTGCTGGCGTAGATGCTGGTACGGCTTCCGCCCGCTAATCCAGCGTGCGAACAAGCCGTGCTTGGCGCGGTACTGGCAAACAATAGGGCGTTCGACCTTTGCGGCACGCTGCAGAGCGAACACTTTGCCGACCCTCTTCACCAGGAGTTATGGGAGGCCATCGGCCGGCGCATCCGCCTGGGACAGTCTGTTTCGCCGCTGACGCTGAAGGCGTTCGTCGAAAATACCGGCTTGTGCGATGACGTAGGAGGCGTCGGCTATCTAGTCTCACTTCTATCGGCAATGGTCGCAATCCAGGTCGTGCCAGAATATGCGAGGGCAATTCAAGATTGCGCCCTTCGACGCCGTCTTTTGGTGATTGCCGAAGAGCTAGAACAGCGAGCCTACGGGACAGACATTAACGATGGAGATGGATTCGGCACGGCTTCGCTTGCAGTCACACAAATTGAGACTGCCATAGCGGCGGCGGGATCGTCGGGGACCTCCAGCATTGGCGAGGCTACCGCCGCCGCATTATCTCTTTCAGAAGCGGCCGCTTCCGGCAAATCGCCGGCCATCCTGACCGGTATTGCGGGGCTGGATTCAATATGGGGCGGCCTGCATTGCAAGGAAACCGATTTTCTCGCCGCCCGGACCAGCACGGGGAAAACGACACTTGCTTTGCAAATAGCACGCAACGTCGCAGCGGCCGGTCACATGGTCGGCCTGATTTCAGCGGAAATTTCCAAAGAGCAGCTTGGCATGATGAACGTCTGTTCTCTAGCCGGAATGTCGGCTGATCATTTTCGTAATCAAGCCAACTGGTCGCAAGCCGACGCTGAGCGCGTTATACGGGCGCAGAAGCATCTTATGCAACTCCCCATCGATATTGCCGATGTCCCAGGCATTGGGCTCTCCGAGCTTTTGGGCCAAATGCGGATTTGGAAACGGCGCGATAAATGCCGCCTCGTCATCGTGGACCACCGGTCTCTGATCGGCAGGGACTCCCACGGGGAACGGATGGGCATCCTTCAGTGGTATCCATATTTGCACCGCACTTTGAGGATTGCCGCCAAAACTCTAGACATCTCACTGCTTTTGCTGGTGCAGATTTCACGGGAGATACTACGCCGCGACGATACCCGACCGCGCATTTCAGATATTGAATACGCTGGCGAGCAGGACGCCGACAATATCTGCATGCTGTATCGCCCTGAATTGCATATCGGGGAATATCCAGTCCGTAAGACGAATGAAACGGCGGAACAGCACGGTAATCGTGCTTCCGAGTGGTATGCGTTACGCGCGAGTCTCACAGGAAAGGCCGAAGCCATTATGGGCAAGCGGCGATTTGGAAAGCCGGGAATTGTTCCCCTCCTGTTCGACGGCACGTCATTCAATTTCAGAGATGTTCCGTACGACGGGCCATCATGAAGAAATCGCCCCTCACGGGTTACCTACGGCCGGGGGCGAGTGGAAGCGGTCAGGCGGGTTCCAGGAAAGCCGCACCACGACACTGCCCGAAAGGGTGGCGCAACCGTGGCCTGGACGGGGATAGTCCCCTGGAAGGATGCGTCTACGTTTCACCGGACTAATGCGGTGAGACTGCCAATATGGGGCCGGGGCGGTCGGGGGAGACCTCACGTTCAAAAACCCTTGGCAAGGTGGGCAACCTTGTTGCGAAACTCGCACAAGGATTAGGCCCACTGTTGCCAAGTCCAAAACCGAACAATCGAAAGAGAGGAGTGAGTTTCATCAGCTCAGGAGCTTAAAACATATCTCTGGATACCCCTTGTCAACATAAGATAGTGACTCATATAGGATTGGCTTATTTCATCAATGAAGGAACCGAAAGATGGCGAACACCCCAGAAGAGAGAGCAGAATTTTGCATGACAGTGGCCAGCGGTCTTGCGCCGGAGATCGTCAAGCGTCTTAGGGACGAAGCTGGTAATGTAGACCTTCGAGATGTCGCCTGTGTGGGCGCCACTGCTATTATGTGCGTCATGCGCGTTGCACTCATGAAGAATGACACTCTCTCGGCTCCCGTCGAAGAGTTGGCCAGTGTCGTGAATGAAATTACAAACGCGACATGCACGCTTCTGCGGGAGCAAGCGGATGGGCTCAATGTAATGCTGACTCTGCGGGGAGTCGCCAATCCGTGATTATTGAAGGCAAGATGAAATACACCCCGGAATTCCTGGAATTCTGGAAGTCGTATCCGAAAAAGTTGGGCGTCAGCAAAATGGCTGCGTTCAAGGCTTACATTCGCGCCCGGCAGGATACTTCGCAGGCCGATATTGTGCAGGGATTGCTCCGATATCCTTTCAAGCCTGATCCCCAATATCAGCCCCACCCTGCGACGTGGCTTAACCAACGACGGTGGGAGATCGAAGAAGATACCGCGCCGCCGTCCACAGAGCCAAGCACAGGGCGCGGCGCGTGGCGGGATGCATACGACGGCGGCTCGCGCGTCCAGCGCCGTCCTGCGGCTTCTGGCGGCCTCACAATCGAAGGGAAAACTGAATCATGACAGACTTAAAGTTGAATATCTCAAGGCTGAAGCACCTTTCCGACCATGTTTTGGCTCGCGTTGAGCTAGGAGGTCTTCGCTTCGACATGAGAACATGGGGGAAGACAGGGGAATGTGATAGCGCTGCATGTGCTGCTGGATGGGCGGCTCGCGATCCCGTTTTTCAGTCTCAGGGGTTGAGCATTAAGAACTTTTGGCCAAATTATGAGACAGAAAAGGGACGTGAGTTTTGTGGCTTCGAGGCTCTCCGCCAATTCTTCGGATTGTCGCGAAATCAGGTGTATTTTCTTTTCGACGAAGGCACATACAAATGCCAATACGATCAGATCACCCCTGCTGATGTAAGAGCGCGGATTCATGAAGTGATTAGCTTTGGCGACTGCTCGCAGGGGCAACCAGAATGACGGGGCCGATCGCGACAAGGGAAGCGGGGCAAGAACTGCCGCTTAATGTTCCCCGAGTAATTGTGCCGTTGGGTCTGCTGGAGACGGTTGTTGAGCAGATCATCAATCCCCATCCTGACGTTGGGCTGCCGACAGATTTCCCTGAATCTCTAAGATCGGCAGCTAATCGATGGTTAGATACGACCACCGTCTATTTCGCTCCCGGCTCTGACGACGTTCTGATGACGTGGCTTTGGCCGCTGGCAGATGCCGTTGAGCCAATCCCAAGCGAGATCGAGTTCCGCCGTCGCTTTGATGCTTTGCGGATCGTAGCGGCCGAGATTCCGGGGTTGGTGTGGACAAGGGAAACGCAACGCCAAGCGATGCTGAGTTTCGCTCGCTTTCCCTCGGTCTCAGCGATCATGAGTTTGGTCAGCACTTATGCCGCAGAATGGCTCCAGGTCCGCCATGCTGTTCGCTATATTGCCGGCTATAGAGACGGTGGCTTTGCACCGGTTATTGCAAAAGACGGGGCCTGCACCTAGATTGGGCAATGGCGGAGGAATATCCTCGGCCATAGCGCAGTTCTCCCTTTTGCAAACTCGGCCCGAGATGGAGCAGCATCTCGGGCCTTTCTTTTGGGAGACGGGGCCAATAAAAAACCGGGGCCAGGGATTTTTTGGAAAATGACCAATGGCTGACGACAGATGTCGAGTTCTATAAGCAAATAAAAAACCGGGGCCGGGCGTTTTTTGTAAATGGAGAAATCGATATTCACCAGCGCGCGAAATCCGGCAGCCGATCGTAAATGGCGAAGGCGTCACGTTCTAACGCCAGGGCAATCGAGATTTTTCCTCTCTTTCTATAGGCCATGGCTTGGGCTTTCAGGTCGGCATATCGGCCAAGATTGAAAGCAGCCGCCGTGGCGCCTCTGCGCTTGAACAGGATAACTCCCGCCTGTTGGGGATAATTTAATAGGAGCAGGGATAGCTGAGCTATCCCTTCTCCATAATCGTCCAGGTTAATGGGACCTGGAGTCAGGTCTGCCAATCTCACAGAGCTTTCCCCAAAGTGTCTTTATCCAGGTCAATAGCCCGAAAAACCGCGCAAGTGTCGTCATCGCCATAAAGACGATTGTAAGGGCCTGGAAGTTCTCTCATAAGCTCTCTGCGTTGCTCCCATCTCATATGGTACATGAACCATGACAATACTAAATCGCGGTCAAAGCAGTCAGAACGTCCGAAATGGTGTCGCACTGATTTTTCTCCCTAGTTTTCCACGTCATCGCCGCATTTTTCTACCGTAGCGGCGTCTCTCTGCCAGGAGCGCGCGAGTTCTTCGTCCTGCTGGCATTTTTCCAACATATGATAGGCCTTGAATCCTGCGATGTTGGCTAGGGCGTAAAGGACTCCGTCCAGCCCTATCTGGTCAACCATCGCCTCTAGTGCGTCGGTATCGATTTTATCGGCCATCGGCATGGTCCTTATTTTTCGTGTGCGGCGATAACCATAGCCTCAAGCCGCGTATTTTGTGCAGCCCGTGCTGCGGCCTGTACGGCCTGTGCGGCCCGTGCTGCTTGTGCTGCGTTCCATGCTGCGTCCCATGCTGCGGCCCGTGCTGCCCATGCTGCGGCCCGTGCTGCGGCCCATGCTGCGTCCCATGCTGCGGCCTGTGCTGCGGCCCATGCTGCGTCCCATGCTGCGGCCCGTGCTGCGTCCCATGCTGCGGCCCATGCTGCGGCCCGTGCTGCTTGTGCTGCGTCCCATGCTGCGGCCCGCAAGCTAGTATCTCCCGTTTCCAGATATTGTCGCACTATTGGCGGAGCTTCCCAGAGATGAATTACGTCCATTGCACATGTGCGAGCAAACTCTCGAAGCAGGGGATCGCCATCTACGCGCCAAAGGATAGTGCGTTTCGAGGCGACTATTTTGTCGTCACTTTCGACGATAATGCCCCCACATCTAACCCAGCATATTGTGGCGCCAGGAGCGTAACAGAGGGCATCAATTATTCTAATGGAAGCGTGGAGTCCGCTTTTACATAAGGCCAGTTCGCCTCCGTGCTGGAGCGTAACTCCATCATCCGGGATTGGTCTGCCATCCCGTAGACTTTCGCCCACGAAGTGCCATCCAAGAATAGTTCCCGACATTGTCATTCTCCCTATTGGGCGACATCGCCCACGAAGGGAGTCGGATATGACCGACTCCCACCGAAGGCTATGCCTAAGCCGCGATCTTCCGCATTTCCTCGGCTAGAACCCACAAGGCGCGATTGATCTTGACGTTCTCGCCAATGCCATGCATGGGGCGAGTGTGCATTCTGCGACCAGATGCCGAATGTCCGGATAGGCCGCCTTGCGTCATGTTCTCTTGCACGCGGTTAAACGTAGTCCATAGGTCAGACGCACGATCCTCGCTTCGCCGCACTGTCAAAAGCCGCTCTGATTCAATAGGTGCTGGCCCGTCTTCCGGATCATATCGAAGAGCCAAGGCCGCCGTTGCAAACGCGCGTTGCCCCTCATATGGCAGGGCCAGCGACCTCATACCGTCCTTTTGCGCTTCGATCTTGTCGAATTGTTCCACCACGGAATAGGCGCCCTCGATCACTTCGTGCACCACATTTCCCTTATGTGGCACGCGAACGTCTTGGATATCCTTCCCACAAACCATGCCGTTCATGCACACGAAGCGCAGCACGCCGCCGAGCATCTGATAGGACGATGTGCCATCATGAGAGTTCAGCAAAATGACTTCGTTTGCCTCGCATATGTGGATCTGGTCTGGCTTGCGCAGCCGAATCATATGCTTTGTGAAATCCCGCCGATCATCAACCCGCACGCGGGTTTGCGCCACCATGAAAGGCTGGAAGCCTTCGCCGCGCAAGCCATTCAGGACCTCAATGGTGGGAATGTAGGTATAGCGGTCAGAGCGTGAACCATGCGCTTCGGCAGCAAAGATAGATGGCGCCACCCTGCGGATTTGATCATCTTCGAGGGGATAGCGTGAAGAAAGCCATGGGGAACCCTTGGCGAAAGAACGGGAAAGTCTGGCGTCTGACATCTTATTTCTCCCTTACAGATAGCGGTTTTGCTATCTCGAAGGTCGGAGCCAAAGCTCCGACTATCGGCATCTCAACGTCAAATGGAAGCAAACCCTATAGAATTGGCGTAGTAGCGCGCGAGGGCCTTCGCTTGGGAGCAAAGCATAACGGCACTCCATATGTGCCAATTGCAGGCAATCTCATCCTGTAAGTCAAGATAAGCCCATGTATGCCAGTGATAGAGCTTAGCAGCTTCACGGCGCGTCATGGCGCGTTTCTCCCTGTCCGTGTGCGGTAAAGATAACTCTGCCAATTGGCCGGAGACTGCCAACCGTAGACTGTCAGGATGTAATAGCGACCTTCCATCAACGCCCAATCGCCGAGCTTCGGCATCTGTCCCCATGGTGACATCACACGCCCTCCCATAACCGGGCTTGCGAACGAAATCCGCATTGCTGATAGGCAACACAATAGGTCTCAAAATGCTTGAAAAGCTGATCCTCGACAAAGGATGGCACGCTCGCCCCTGGATGCCGATCTAACCAATCCTCAACCATCAACCGAGCTTCACGACTATTCAGCCGTTCCCGCGCTTCCCGGTCAAAGTAAGCATTGTGCAACCATTCGAGACTCTCCGCCTCTTCCAAAATCGCAGAAACCAGCGGGTTACGATGAACTCCGCACCATCCCGCGAATTGCGCTAACGTTGTCATTTCCCTTGTTCTCCCTTGCTCTCAAACTCTCAATCAGCGATTACAATCTAGAAACCCACTCATACAAAGTCAATGGGAATCACTTGCCGCATTACACAAATGTATGTGGTCTAGAATCCCGACTTGCGAAAATTGAGACAGCCCAATCTCAAAACCAAAGACTCGCTGACAATCCGCTATAAACAACGTTCATTGTCAATCCGTGATACCCCCACAAGCCCCCAGGATCGATCAGGAACAGGTCTGAAATTACCCCCGCTACCAATCCCCATGACAGCGATGAAACGCCTTCTACGCCCATTCGCTTTAATGAGACTGCATGAGACAAATTTGTAATAACACACTAGCGTTACACGTAAGACATCGCACGCACGCACACGCGACTCTCTATCCAACCGAAGGAAGAGAAATTAGCCTCATCTCTCTATATCATCTTCCTACCTCTCCGCCCGCCCGCGCGCGAGTCTGTAATGGTTGCAAATGTTACCCGTCAATCCTTGAAAATGAGATGTAACGTAATGATCGCCAAATTACAGAAATGTTGAACACGCACTGTCACGCTAAAGCCACATGTCCATATCGCCATTACAAACATGAGTGAAATACATATCCACCGGAACTCAGCTCCGTTGAAAACGCTATCCCGTTACAGCAAGTTAAACGGACCAACAGAGGAGAACAAAATGCCTCTCGACAGGCTCGCAAAGGACCTTCGCAACGCTCGTGGCGACAAGCCTATGAAGGAGTGCGCACGCGAAATAGGCATATCAACGCCAACCGTCATGCGCGTTGAGCATGGCCAACTGCCGTCTTTGGCCGTATTCGTTAGATTGTGTGAATGGTTGAGGGTTTCGCCGATGCGCTACTTGCGCGATTACAGCGTCGGGCCGCCGCTCGCTGGCCGGGATGTGCCCCAGATCGAGGTGACCGAGGGCTCTGGCTCGCCGACTGCTGCCGTAGGCAAGCTCGCGACTATGTGGGAAGAGGACTGAGGGCGGCGACAATGGCGAGTATCTTCAAGATTGTAATGCTGAGAGAAGGCGGCGAATCGGACACAATCCTGATTTCAGAGCGGGATGGCGGCGAAGCGGTCAAGCAGGCACTGATTGGAGTGATCATGGAGAAGGCCGAGTTACGCGACGGCGACATGTTCACCGTAACGAAGCTACACGGCTGAGGACTGAGGCGCCCGCCCACGCCCACGATTGATCGGCAAGACATGAGGAAAGAGCTATGAGAGTGAACAAGGCAAGGCTTGTGCAGGCTATGCTTGTAACCGCGATCCTGGTCGGATTGTCAGCCGTGATCGGGCAATAAGCCATGAGAGGGCGGGATTGAACGGGCTGATACCCCCCCCTACCCCTTCCTGCGGGCAGAGGGGGGCGGCTTGTAATGGGTCCACCTTCCCCTGCCTCTCGCGCGTTTCAGAAAAAATTTGGCGTCCCTCTATTTTTTTGCGCGCATTCCATTATATGCCAGTTTCTGGCATTAGGGATGATTGGAGGGCTGAGATGGGGATGACGAAGCATGAGAAGGAGATGGTTGAGGAGTTGCGGCGTGAGTTACGGGAGACGAAGGCGCTGAGATATTCTGGGTTGCCGGCTCCGGACAAGATAGGTCCTCCGCATGAGAGCGGAGTATTTATCAATGGTTGGAGTTACCATCGTTACAGAGGAGCTATCGAGAGGGTTTGGACGACTGCAAGCAGCCATGGGTGGGGGCACCGAGGGCCTGGAGAGCCGGCTTCATCATCCACTCAAGGGGGCATATGTTTGTATGCGACTAAGTTGGATGCGCTAATAGCGCTGCGTTTGAGCAAGGAGCGCGATCTGGCGGCTTATCTGGCCGATCTGGATTCGAAGATTGAGGCGGAGAAGGAGGCACAATGACACGAGAGTTTCGACCGAAGGATGTAAGGATGTGGCTGGCTCGTCATGGGGGGAATCAGACGATGCTGGCGGAGTATCTTGGACGTGACGTGTCGTCTGTCAGCTATTGGGTGAACGGCAAACGCTCCCTTCCGAGGTATCTTGTATCGTTCATGTTGATATCTGATGAATTGCTGAAATTGCGTGGTTATGGTCTCTGGGAGACGGCGGCTGATCGTGCTAGCGAATGGAAGGGGGAGGGTCCGACATGAAGATATGGTGTGACGAGTGTCATTGCGAACATGATCTTCCGCAGATCATTGGCAGCATGAGCCGCGAACTTACTGCGGCTGTGATTCATCAGTTCAAGGGTTGGAATTTGAAAACCGGCCATCTGTGCGGGTTTTTGGAGATATTGATGGTTGATATGCTGCGTATAGTCTTGGTGCATTACGACGAAGCCAAGCGCATGGAGCGCTTGAATGACATATTGACGAAGATGCCGGCGCGTGTTCACAAGACGCTGTCGGAGATGCACAAGGACGGCACGCTGATGGATGGGATTCACGACATAGGCGAGGCTCATGATGAGCAGCCGGAAGAAGGGAGCATTCACTGATGGCTACTGGAGAAGAAACCGAGAAAGGCATAAAGGAGTTGGCGACCGATCACGCCTACGATTTCATGCATGCCTGCAAACGTGCGGGCTTCGATCGGGCTCAGATCATGGCATCGCTGTCATTTTTTTCTAGCGTTGTCGCCGGCACCATTATCCTGAACTTTTCGCCAGACGATCGCGCGAAAATGCTGAATAAAACCGTTGATCTGCTGGTCAGGCAGGTAAAGGAGAACATCTCTCAGTATCTCGATCTCGTCGGCGACAAGACAATTGAGGAACTCATAGAGGAGTACTCAGATGACGAAGGTTAGCAAGCGAGATGCCGCTCTGGCGAAGATCGGCGTGGGGTTGGTGTTGGAGATGAAGAGAAAACTTAAAGCCGCAGAGATGGACGATCTTGGGGCGGCATCTATGGTGCTCAATCACATCAACCTCGGCACGGGATCGGTGCTTATGCTGTCGGTCCCCGTTCCGCAGCGTGCATCGTTCGCGCTGGATTTCGTCGATTATATCTCTAGCGAACTGCGTCAGCGCATGTGCCATGTGGCCGCAAGGGTCGATGGAATGTCGAATGCTGAAATCAAGAAGCTGGTCGATAAGGAATGGCCGATTGTACAGAGAGATTACGACATACCGGATGACCCCGATCTCGGTTAACGCGCCGCGCTAATTCGGAATCCCTGGTAATTTCCCTTTCCCGGCCTTAATAAGCCGGGGAACTTTTTATGGAGAACGATCATGTCGGAAAAGAAGGAAAGTTGGGTGATCCATCTCAATCGGGTGGCTCAACAGGCATTTCTGGCCGGAACCCCCTGGCTGAATCAGTTGCCTATCACGAAAATGACTCTGACATCAAAAATGGCCGGCGGTGGTGCGACGCCGGTTCATACGCCAAGCCCGTCTGCGGAAACCGTTGATCAGGTCGTCGATAGCATCCGGGATGGAACGATGGATCAAGGCGCGGTGCGTCGGATTAGCCGTGCGGTCGCAGATCGCCAGAAGGATGACGAAAGGAACGAAGCGGTCGGCCGGGCTATAAGCGTTCCGAGCAGGCCGTTTGGCAGATTTTAATGCCTGGGCGCGGGACATGGCTGAAGGATCATCCGGAGAATGTTCGTTATATCTCCATGGTTCGCAGCATCGCGCAGAAGCAGCAGCCTTCTGGCAATTGGACGCCCAAGACGATGCACCTGCGCAAGCCGATCATCATGGAATACTTCGACATGGGCATGCGCCCACCCATGGTACAGGTCATGGCCCACGCGCGGCGTCAATATGTCTTTCAGTGCTATCACGAGTGGCGGGCTCTTCGGATTGCGAGGGGCCTGACCACGTTCGATGCCGAATGGGCACAGGAGAGAAAAGAGCATCGGCAAATCTCGTTGTATCTATCCAATTTGCGATGGGAGCGGAGGCCGAAGGGATATGACCGAACGAAAAGACCCAGAAAACCGGATCACCCCCGCACAGTACCGCGCAATGCGCGGCCTGCCAAGGCGAAGCCACAAGATGGCGCCCGAGACGACGCGGGAGCGAAATCAGCGTCTGAAGGATATGTTCAAGGACCTGGAGCCGAAGGCTATCCGGTCGATCGCGTGGTTGGCGTGCCATTCTCCGGATCATGAACTGAGACTCAAGGCATCCCAAGAGATCGTCAACCGTGCACGTGGCAAACTGGCCGAACCGCCACGGGAGTTCTCGGGTCCCAATGGGGGGCCAATACAGATTGAACACAGGCCGTCGCTGGCAAAACTGCTAGGGTTTGAGGACGATATGAAACCCGGCGCCCCGATAATCGATGGCGTGGCAGAAGAAGAATGACACTTCCGAAAGAGGCATTGGAGAGCCTTAAAGAGTTAATGCGCATTCCGCTGCCGGCGAAGTTCGATAAGGCGCGGCGTTGGTATGTGGAGCTTCAGCAAGCAGCGCAGGCCCTCGGCGAGCCATGGATTTGGGACGAAATTGAGGCATATCTCGGCAAGCACGATCTGTTCTATCTGTTGACCGTCATTCTTCGGCGACCTGATGCGATGCGGCCGTGGTTGTTTGAACGCTGCCGGGAGGTCCAGGCCGCCCCCAATGATCATCTCGACCTCTGGGCACGCGAGCATTACAAATCGACGATCATCACCTTCGCGCTGACGATTCAGGACATCATCAAGGACCCTGACATCACGGTCGGCATATTTTCTCATACACGGCCGATTGCCAAAGCCTTCTTGCGCCAGATCAAGCTGGAATTTGAGATGAATCTGCGCCTTCAGCAGCTTTATCCGGATATCTTCTACACGGCGCCCGAGAAGCAATCGCCGAAGTGGTCGGAAGATGATGGGATTGTCGTCAAGCGCCAAGGCAATCCGAAAGAGGCCACGGTGGAAGCCTGGGGGCTCGTCGATGGCCAGCCGACAGGCAGACATTTCAAACTGCGGGTTTACGATGATGTAGTGACTGATAAATCGGTCACGACACCCGAGCAAATCCAAAAGACGACCGCCGCTTGGGAGCTATCGGACAATCTCGGTGTCAACTCCGATCAGGGAGGCGCCGTGCGCTATATCGGCACGAGATATTGCACGGTAGCTGACACGCCGATCCTGATGGGAGATTGGACATTCAAGCGGATCGCCGATGTTGTCGCGGGTGATGAAGTCATTGGGTGGTCGCAGCGTCCGGAAGACGGAAAGCGGTATCTGATCAAGACGTCGGTTCAGGTAGTCGGCTCTCACCCAATGCAGCCAGTTAATCGCTATTCATTCGATAATGGCCGCTCGGTGACGTGCACGGCGGATCACAGATGGTGGCGGGGAGCCCAATGGAAATCGGGAGCAAAAGACCGACGAATAAGCAATGGCCGCGAATACAGCCCGCTTGGGGGCGGCTATCACGATCTAAAGCATATTCGCGAACTTTTAATTCCTACATCGCCCGATAGCAGCCGGGAGGCTGCATGGCTTGCCGGCTTCTTCGATGGTGAAGGGCATGTGACCAACAACGGCGGAGGCGACCGGCCTAGCGGTGTTATCGTTTTCACCCAATCAGAGCGCAATCGCATCTTGATTGATTATGCGCAGGAATGCTTGACGAAGCTCGGATTTGGGTTTTCTGTTAATCGTTTCAAGGAAGAGGACAATCCGGTCAGCCATATCGTGATTGAAGGTGGCTGGCGGGAGAGGCAGCGTTTTCTCGCGGTTATCAGACCAATGAGAAGGGCAAAGATCGAAGCATCACTATTCGGCCAAATGATGACTGAACGGCTAAAACTCACGGGCATTGAGGATGTCGGGATGGCCGATGTCCATTGGCTACAGACGGGGACCGGGAATTACGTCGCAAACGGTTTCTGTTCGGCCAATAGTCTCTACGATACCTATTCGACCATGCTGGTCCGCAAGGTCGTCACCGCGCGCCTCTATCCGGCGACGCATAATGGCCGCTTCGACGGCAAGCCTGTCTTTCTTTCCGAGCGCGTGTGGAAGGAAAAGGTCCAGCGTCAAGGGCGTGCGACAGTTGCCGCGCAGCTACTCCAGAACCCTATGGCCGACGAAGGCCAATCGTTCATGACCCATTGGCTGCGAGCCTATGAAGTCAGGCCCCGTACGCTCAACGTCTACATCATGGCCGATCCTTCACGCGGAAAGACGGCGACAAGCGATAACACCGCGATTGCCGTCGTCGGGATCGGGTCCGGCGGCGCGAAATATCTGTTGGACGGTATGTGCCATCGCATGACGCTTTCGGAGCGCTGGCGAAATCTGCGGGGTCTTTATCACCGTTGGAGCGGTATGGCCGGAGTTCAATCTATCAATGTCGGCTATGAGCGCTATGGCGCCCAATCGGACGATGAATACTTCCAGGAACAGATGGAAATCGAATATGCCAGAACCAAAGACCCACGGGCTTATTTCCCGATTGAGGAACTGGCTTGGCCGCGTGAGGGCGGCAATTCAAAGAAAGAGAGAGTCGATCGCCTGGAGCCTGACTTCCGCAATGGGAGATTTTATCTACCTCTTTCGGTGCTATACAAGGAACAACCTTCCACGTGGCGGGTTGACGCTGATCCGGCGTCTGCGACGTTTGGAATCGTGGAATACCAAACCGGACAAGGATTGACCAAAGCGCAACTGAACATGATCGAGGCTGGCTTTCCGGAGCTTATCTGCCGTCCGATCATCGCTCGCGATCCCTTGGTTGCATCTCTTCGGGCTGGCGGCGGCCGTTACGATGTGACGATCCGCTTTATCGAGGAATATACCCTGTTCCCCTTCGGGCTCCACAAGGACCTGATCGATGCGACCAGCCGCATATATGATATGGAGCCATTGCCGCCGATTGCGCCGGCCGCGCGCTATGGCGTTGATCCGAAGGTTTATTCGGACGGCTTCTGAAGACGCTTGAGTTGCTCGGCGATCATGCGGGCGTAAACTCGATGCCAGGAATAGCGGCGAATTCAGTCAGCGTGGACTCGTTATCGAGCATAATGCTGGTCCTGTCATCCGGGCAACAGATGATCCTGATCACTTCAATGACCTGTGTCTGGAGCGTGTCATGATCGATATCCTCCGGATAAATCCGAAAGACAGGAATCTCAACGCCTCCGTGCCGCTCCAGTAGGATACCAGCGAACGCTGGCAGTCGCACGGTGCCAAGGGCGCGGCCGCTTTCAGTCCGGAGCATGTACGAATAATCAGCCATGGCGTCTATCTATGGATAGTGGTATTGATTGACAAGGAGTGGCGCATAACTATCATGAGGGCAACTTATGAGAAGCAAGTACGAGGATCTTCTCCAACGCCTGTTCCCGGTAGCTGGCCGAACGTCCAACATCGACATTCGTGAATTCCAACATTTCGAGAAAGGTCCGCTGAAGCAGGCCATCCGCCGATTTGCCGCCAAGCACAACCTCCGAGTCGGGATCATGATCACCGACAAGAAGTTAAAAAATCCGGTCCTAATGGTCGCATTCAAGCGCAGGCTACGGCAACCTGACGGCCTTCCAGCCATTCGTACTAAAGTAGGCGCGTAGTGATTCGACCGTGAGACCGATCGCCCAACCTAGAATCGGCGCGGCGTGAACACATATCTCGCGCTGGATAATTAGACCGGCTACAAAGTGCGGCGATGCCACCGCCGGCAACGGCAAACGGCGGCTGAGATTGAGGCGAAAAGAGCCGTGGTTGCTAGATTGAAGGGAATGAAACGTGCCTAGCAAATCGCCTGCTCAACACAGATTTTTCGAAGCGATTGCTCATTCGCCATCATTTGCCAAAAAGGCCGGCGTTCCGCAATCCGTAGGTAAGGACTTCGCTAGGGCGGACGATAAGGCCGGCATCACCAAGACGCACCACGGCAAACCCGCCGGCTCAGCGAAGAGCCGCGAAGAGCATATGGGCCGGGTAGCCAAGCACAATACGCAAAAAGAAACCGGCAAAGCATTCGGCATGTCTCAGGCGACAGTGAGCCGACGCATGATGCGCGACGGTTATAGCAAGGGAGGCAAGGCATGAGCGGTAATCTTCCCGTGCCGTCCGTCGAACAGGTTATCGGCGTGATGACGGATGATAGCGGCAATCCGATCATTGATCCGGCAACCGGCGGCTTCATTCTAACGAACGGACCCGACGTGGTGCTGTCGGCGATCTATGCGCTGACGATCGAAATGCGCAGCCGCTTCGCGAGCCTTCAGCCGCCCGCAACTGCGACTGTCAAACTCCACGTGAGAGACATCGTGACATGAAAAAGATGGGTGTGCGTGGCATGAAATCCCCGCGTGGATTGAAGCCGAACAAGCCAATCGGCAGCCAATCCAGCGGCCGCGCCACTTCTCCGGCAGGCGGCGGTGCGGGACCTCTCAAGATAACCGCCCCGAAGAATCTGGACGCTTTCACCCACAAGACTCCAACCTTCAAGACGTTGACGACAGATCGCGGCGCTTTCAGAATTAAGGTGTGATATGGCAAAACATTGGATCGCGGGAGCAATCAAGCATCCGGGCGCTCTGCACAAGGAGCTTGGAGTGCCACAGGGACAGAAAATCCCTGAAAAGAAGCTCGCCAAGGCGGCGAAGGCTGGCGGCAAGGAAGGCCAGCGTGCCCGGTTGGCCGAGACGCTGAAAGGGATGCATCACTCCAAGCCGGAGACGAAAGACGTTAAGAGTGATCGCGGCAACTTTAAGATGAAAGGTTAAGCAATGCGCGTGCGATGCAAATTCCGACTGGCGGAAAAAATTGTCACCGAGTCGCCATATGGCATTGCGGTGAAATTCAGATTTAGTCCACGCTATGATCCGGCGATCCCGGAAGATCAGGTTTTCATGCAAATGTCGCCGAGTGGCGAATTCTGGATCACGGTGACGAACCCGGCTGTTCTGGAACACTATAAGGTAGGCAGCTTCTATTATTTCGATAGCTCGCCTTGCGAAACGGATAGCTGATGGCAACGTGGCCGAAGCCGCCCCCGACGCGGACTCTTTCATGGCTCCAGATGTGCCTTCAGGCTGATCCTGATTTCCGGCCCCTTTCGCTGAGACCGTGGATTTATGAGTTTTCCAATGGGCGCCTATTCATCCAGCCACTTCCAGTCTATGGCACGCCCTATATCACGGACGATTACGGGAATGTGATCACGGACGATTACGGAACGCCGATCCAGGCAGACTCTGGGCAAATACAAACCGGCACAGGAACGGCTACCGGTACCGCAACGCAAACAGGCTTCCCGTTCGGTCAGGGCGCTTTCGGCACAACTCCATTCTGATGCAGAGTGAAAAAGGGCGCCGCCTCCGATATAGAGGCGGCGCGAGTCTGTCTATGGAACCGAACCTGCCCTTGGCAAGCGGCATCAATATGGAGCGGTGAAGCGTCATGCGCAAGTTAGCATTGTCCATCGCGACAATACTCCTCGTCACGCTCTTCTCTCTTGGCGCATCTGCGCAATGCACGGGCGGCCTGATCGATAACTGCCCGGCCGCCACAAGTCCGCAAGGAAGCGATCTTGTCCTCGGATGGCAAAGTGGCCAATCGCCCCACACACGAGCCTTTACGCTGACAGAGGTCGTCGCTGGCGGTCTGCAAAGCCAACTGACTGTCGAAATCAAAGCGCTGCCGTCCAGTTCCAGTACCGCCGGCCTTAATCTTGGCGTAGGTACGGCGCCGACCGCTTGTGTTTCGGGAGATATCTGGTCAACTGGAGCCGGGCTTTTCAGTTGCGTCAACGGTGCTGCCATAGGCCCGTATGGGACCGGCGGAAGTCAGTTCCCGAATTACGCGACATCAGCAGCCCTGCCGGCTGTGACCTCGGCCAATGCCGGTCTTCATGCCTTCGTCCTGAACTGCCCGAACGGCTCGCAGGTCGGAGCCGGAGCGACGGGATGCGACTATGTCGTGAATAACGTCGGCACGTGGACCGCGCTTCCAAATCCTACATCGTCAGCAATTACTGTTGGTGGACAAGTCCTGTATCCGGGCGGACTTACGACGAATCAGGGAAATGGCAGTAAAATACAGTTGGCGACAGGATCATTTACGGTTGGACACGCGCTTGCTTATGACGGAAACGGCAATGCAGTCGATTCTGGCGTGCCGCCCGGCGGCGGTTCTGGCGGAAGCGGGACCGTCACGGCCTCTCCACAAAACGCTATCCCATTCTATTCATCTGCCGGGTCATCGACCGTTGTATCCGGCCTGACGATTGTCAATAACGGCGTCCTGGTGACGAATGGAAGCGGAGTGCCATCGGAAGCGACGACATTGCCGGCGGCATTGACGATCCCGAATGCCGCCCTCACGAGTCCAACGCTGAGCGGCGCGATCTCAATCGCAGCGGCCAGCTACACAGGCAAACAGACCTTCTTGACGAGCACCGCCGGCAGTGCATCGATCAATATCCCGGCCGGCGTTGCGCCGACATCCCCCGTCAACGGCGACGTGTGGGTGACCTCGGCAGGCTTCTTTGGTCGTGCTAATGGCGTCACGGAAGGACCGTACTTATTCAGTATCGTGACGACGGGTCCTCTTACCGGGGGCGGCGTTGGGCCGGCGCTGACGCTCGCATGCAATACATGCGCGACGACGGCAAACGGCGGCGCTCTTGCCGCGACGGCGCCGTTGACGATCTCAGCCGGCGGCCTAATCGCATTAGGATTGCAGCCGCAATCACTGATCTTTCTGGCCGATTCGACGACGACGATCCATAACGACACCTATAATATGATTGAAAAATGGCCGTTTACGGGCACCGGAACGATCAATTCGATTGTTTATCATACGGGTGGCACTTCAACGCCGTCTTTCGTCGCCTCTCTTCAAATCAACGGAACAAATATCGTCGGATGCAATGGCCTGTCGGTGACCTCGGCGATCGATACAACGGCCACTTGCACATCCGCTAATGTCATCTCGAATGGTCAGACGCTTGCGCTCGTGATATCGGCGACGGCCGGCAGCCCAACTAGTTCCGTTGTGCAGATCAATTTGAGCAAGCCGGCGAGCTAGGGACACCGATGCGCAAGATTATCCTCATTCTGGCCCTCCTCCTCGGATCAATGGGCGTTTCCCATGCTGCCATGATCCTTGGCGACTTCCCGAGCTATCTGGGAACGTGCTGCGGAAGTGTGGCGCCGGCAAACTGGACACGGCTACAAAACGCGCTCGGTACCGGATTGCCACTCACTGCGCCCATGATTTACATGGATGGAACGCACGCTCATACGGATTGGCCGGGCGACCTTGGTGATTACATGAATGGCCTCGCGGCCTTCGCCCCATGGAACCCGCCGGCAGTTCCCTATATGTCGCTGCCAATGCAAGACTCTCTGGCATCCGGAGATACGGCATTCCAGCAGATCATCGGAGGCCAGTGGGATAGCGTCATTACATCCCTGATAACGACGATTAAGAACGCCGGCTACACGAAGATGATCCTGCGGCCGGGGTGGGAAATGAACCTCGGCTTGGTGACCTCATCCAATGCTTCGGATTATGCAGCGGCATTCGATCACATCGCCGCTCTTGCCCACTCGCAAACCGGCATTACGGTCCTTGTTTTCTTCTGCCCGAATGACGGTAATCCGGTCCCGAACACGCCGCTGGCGAATTACACACCGCACACATCCTCGATGGACCTGATCGGAGAGGATATCTATGGGGAGCCGTTTCAGGTCGATACCGCGCCGCTGCGAGTTGCTACTGGGAATGATATTACGGTCGGCAGCATGATCGCGCTGTCTAAGTCATTGGGCGTGCCATTTGCCATCGGCGAAACCGGGGGAGCCGCGACAAACACGGCATTCGCGCCCAATCTGGCGCAGGCGATCGTGAATAATCAAAACGGACTGACAATTGGTCTGATTGGCCTTTATGTCGATAACTCAGCCGGCGCTGGAGACTGGAGCACTGATCCCGCCGCCGTGAACGCTTGGCGATCGGCATTAACGACGATCCTTGCGACACAATCGTCCGCGTTTGCGATTAACAATATCAGCACGGTTCAGGCCAATACGAGCTTTGCCGAAAGCGGCACGATCTCTGGCTACAGCATGGCGCCGACGATGCAATACAGCGACGACGGCGTGACGTGGCTATCATTGCCGGGTGGCGCAACGGTGACATCGACGACATTCACTTTCACCCATCCCGGACTGGCGGCAACGGGCGCGCAGACGACGTATGTGCGGGATGCCAATAATACTTCAGCCTCCGTTGTCTCGAATGGCTTCATTGTCCAGGGACCGGCGAGTATCTCCGATACTGTCATCACGACGGTCGGCCCGGTCATCACAGATAGCCTTGGTGAGACCTTCGGGCTGACATCTGGGGCGCAGATTAACGTCTGTGCCGGAACCTGTGCCGTTGATCCGGTCACATCGAACGTGGTCGAATTGGCGTACGTTAATGGATTGGTGTGGCAGCTAAATACCAGCGGCAACTGGTACAGCAAACCAAATGCCGCCGCCGCATGGACAGGACCGACGACCCAATCTCCGTTGCCATCGGTCGGCGTCTGGCAGCAGGCGCAATTGACGCTCTCCTACATGCCGCATGGCTATATGAACTATCAGTATATTCTGCTGAACTATAATGCAGCAAATAAAGCTGTTCTCATGGTCTACGAGCATGAGAATGACGAAGGTAATCCATGTTACAATGGTTCTAATAACTGCACGTATTTGTCGCAGCCACTGCCGAACGGCGCGGGTCCGGAAACGTGGTATGATAATGCTGGATTTCAAAGCGCCTATTGCGCCAACGGCTGCATTATCCTCATGCCGTACGCTGATCAGGTCGCGGACCCTTCCGGCCAGACCCAGAACTTCGGCGGCTACAATGACACGCCAGACTCGCAGCCCAATGAACAGGGCGTTATGGCGCTCATTGCTCAGTTCAAATCCCAATTCAACGTCGGCCCGGTCTATGTAACAGGCGATAGTCTGGGCGGCATCGGCGCGTGGGCCGCTTGCATGGACCACGGGATCAATACCGGGACGATCAATCACATCGTCACCGCCTGCATGCCATTCTCCGGGAACATCTATCGTAATGGCATCAATGGATCAGTGACGAACGCGCAAGCCTCTCAGGTCGCAGCCGGCCCTGTGATCTTCGCGGTTAATGGCTCCGGGGACACGAACTCGTCCAATCCGGTCAATTGGACAAATCCAATGTGGACCGCGATAACCGGCAATACGAACTATCCTGGACCGCCGGCCGGAGGGCGTGCGGGGACTTCGTCCTATTACTATCTGCTTGATACGACACTCGGGCATGATGTTTGGGATACCTATCGACCGCTGCCCACAGGCAAGCCCATGCTGGATATCTTGTTTGCGCAAACAGGGACCGGCGGAGGCGGCGGTGGCACGCCGATGTCGCCGTTACCGGCCGGTTATCTCAATAGCGCTGGTAATCAAGTCACGGACGGGTCCGGCAATGACGTGCGGATGTCGTGCTCCGGCTACAACGAGCCCACCGGCAATTACTCGTCGGACATGAATATCATGCGCAACCAGGGATTTAACTGCGTTCGCGCGCCCTGGTATGACGCGACGACCTGTCCTGGCGGCGTATGCAGCTTCACGACGATGGACGCGATCGTGTCGGCCGCCACCGCCAATAATATGAAGGTCATTTTCGATCATCATGGCAATGAGGGCGTCAACGGCAACAATGGCTGCCTAAGCCAGCAGGCCAACGGTCTCTGGTATGACGTTAATCAGGCTGCCCCATGGAACGCGATTGGCAATGGGACAGATGGGTGTGGCACGACCGGGACAGTGAACTATTCACGATTCAAATCCGATTGGATAGCAATCGCGACCCACTATGCGGGCAACTCTACTGTCATCGGCTTCGATCTCCATAATGAGCCGACGACCTATGGCAACACGTGTTGCGGTTCGACCGGCACCTATGGCGCGAATTGGGGCTCCGGTAATGGCGGAGACATGCGCGCCATGGCAAACGACGTTGGTGCGGCCATTCTCGCGGCCGATCCCGGCGCCCTGATCATTATTGAGGGAATTATCAACAATGGCACGCTTTTCAATGGTGTAACGCGCGGATCAGCGAGCTACCCGATTGTGACAGGTCCTTACATGGACCTGACGACGTTCTCCAGTAATCCGACGACTTGTTGCTCCGGCAAACTCGTGGCGTCGATCCACGAGTACCCGACTTCCATTTCCGGCAATAACCCAGATAGTGGCCCGAATATGCAGACTATCCGCACGACGACATGGGGATTTCTGGAGACGAATAATGCCTTTCCTGTCTGGATTGGCGAATTTGGCGCCAGCCTGGATAACTCGAATGGCAATCTATCCGATGAGCAAGCATGGGCCTCGGGCGTAATAAGTTATATGAATGGAACAAGCGGGACGGCTGGCGCCCCGACTTTTACCGGTTGCCAGCAGCCCATGGGTGGCGATTGGTGGACCTTCGGCAATCTGGCCGGACAGGTCCCGGACGGCACACTGAACCCTGACGGGACGAGTAAAGCCGGCCAGCAGACCTATTGGTCTCAGATGCTTTACACAACGTGCGCGTCCAGCGGCGGCGGAGGGCCGGGCGCCACGACGACGACGGCGCAACGTTCAGCGGATTTCCTTAATGCCCTATCGGTTCAGGGTTGCCTGACGGAGGGCGGGACGGCTGATTGCAACGCCGGCACACAGTTCCTGGCCGATCTCAACTACATCGGCACGACGCACGTCCGGTCCGGCCTGGACGTATCGACGAGCGGCCCATCTTTCACGGCCCTGACGACGTTGCTGAACGGTGGTATCAGCATGGTTAGTCAGGTTCCCTATGGCACGATTGCGCCCGCGACGCAGATTGCTCAGCAGCACGCTTGGCAAGCCATCAATCCGAACGCCGTCTATGCCATCGATGGCATCAATGAGCCGGAACTCGCCACCATTACTTACAATGGCACTACCGGAGGGGGGCCGAGTCTTCCATGGACGATCGTGTCTCAGTATATGGCCGATTACATAACGGCATTACTGGCGGACGCCCCCCTGAAAAACCTGCCTATTTATGGTGTTTCGCGGGCTGGAGCCGAGACGAATGACGCCGGTCTCCAGTTCCTGACAGTCCAGGGAGGCCACTCGTCAGTGGCGAATGGCACGGTACTCGGGAAGACCTTCTCGCAGCATATCTATACGATGGATCAGAACACATTTCACTCGCCCGGCCCGACCGCCGCCTGCCAGATGGATGATCCGGCTGCCGGCGATGCGACGACGGTTGAAAATCAGTGGAATAACATCACCACGTTCGCGGGGAACTTCTCCGGATATGCCAATCAGGCGGCGGTCCTCGCGGCCGGCCCTCGGGTCATCACGGAGTACGGCTATCAGACGAATAACGTCAGGGCCGGAGGCGACAACGTCAATGCGGACAAGGCCGGCCGTTGCATGCTGAATGGGCTGCTTTATGCGTGGTCGGCAGGCGAGGGGCTTATCAACATCTATTCGATGTACGATGGTGGCTCCGGCTTTGGCATCTTCGCATCTTCCGGCGTGCCGAATACTCAGGCGAAATACCTGCACAATATGATCACGCCCATGTTGGATGCAGGGTCAACCGCACGCACATTTACGCCCAATTCGCTCAATTATACCCTGTCCAATATGCCTACATACGGGCAATCTCTGCTTTTCCAGAAGACCAATGGGCATTTCGAGTTCGTCTTTTGGAGGAATGACACCAACTGGAATGTCGCCGCCGGCACGCCCATTACTATCGCGCCGGTCAACGTCACGCTGACTATAGGCAATGGGCTCGTGCAGCCGATGGCGGAATATGATGCCGTTACGGGCACGACGCCAGTGCAGTCAGTGAATGCGAATGCGATCACGTTTCCGCTCGCGGATGCGCCAGTTATCATCGACATTACGGCCGCGCCGCCAACGCAGCCCGGTAATATGCGTTGGAATCCTCTCGACCAGAGCGCCAACATCGTTCTATCGAACGGTAATCTGACTGCGACAGTCTCGCAGGCCACGAAAAGCTCTCAATCGGTGCGCGCTACAATAGCCATCAGCGGAAAGGTCTGCTTTGAGGGGACGGCATCCGTCATAACGCCGAATTGGGATTTTGGCGTCGCCAATTCCAGCTATTCGCTGACCCTCCCAGCCGGCTTGGGCGGCGATAGCAATGGGATAGGCTTTGATCCAAATTCAGCCGCCGCTCCCCAGGCGATCATCTATAATAACACCATCCTAGCCAGCCTGACGGCGGTCGATCCGTTCTCGGCCGATTTCTCGTCGGCTTTTGGCGGCGCGGCGGTTCCGGTCTCGCCGAACGGAGAAGCAGAGACGATCTGTGTCGATACTGTCGCCAAGTCATTCTGGGCGACCAATGCAACCATGCGCGCTATTGGCTATCCGTGGAACGACTCGACGACGGCAAATCCGGCGACCGCTACCGGCGGCTTGCCGTTCTCTGGCCTCAGCGGACCCTACTTCATTACCTTCAATAGCCTGGATACGACCGGAACGAATGTCCTGAATGCGACGGGACCATTCACGGTAGCGCTGCCAACCGGATTTACGCCAGCGCAGGCGGCGACCGCAAACAATGGACATCCGTTCATTCTGATCTTCGGAGAAAACGAGCGCCATGCTAACGATAACTGGATGATGCCTTTCGCAACCCCTGTGAGTTTAACACGATGAAACCCTTCTTAGCGGCCCTTGTCAGTGTACTGCTATTTCTCTCCGCTTTGATCGGAACACTTGAACTGACAAAGACTTCAGTGGCGCAGAACCCGCCGTCCTATTCCGGCGTGAGGGCGGGGAATTACATTCCCTTCGGCTCTAGTCCTGTCACGGCGTCGGCCACAGGCACGACGACGGCGATCACGGCCACGCTCACGGGCGCGGCGAATCAGAATACATATCTCTGCGGCTTTTCCATCCGCGCCAATGCCACGGGCGCAGCAACCGGAAATGCAGCGGTAACGGGTACCGTCAACACGATGAACTTCACGCAGTTCACCGCTCCACTCGCATCCGGGATCGGCGTCGTCGAAGAGCAGTTCAATCCCTGCATTCCTTCATCGGCCATCAATACGAATATCGTTGTCACGACGGCCGCACCAGGATCGGGCGGCGCGGTATCAGTCTCCGCCTGGGGGTATACGTACTGATGGAGAAGCCAACCTTCATTCAGGTCAATGAAGCGGCAGGCCCAACGCAGGCGGCCGATCTTCAGCTTTGCCGTGTGATCATGGACGCTCTCGGTCAAGCCTATCCCGGCTACCTTTGGGGCGTCGGGGTCAACCATGAGGCGGGAGTGTTGAAGATCACCCTCAATGTGCCGCAGCTACTGCGCAAGGGCATGGGAGAGGCTGGTTTCCTCTTGCATATCACGACGGCGATTGGTCCCGGAGGCGCAAAGAAGGTATTAAGCGCCGCCGGCGAGATATTGGAGCGCTATCGATTGCCGCGCGAGCGAGCGCCTGACGATTGGATGATGCGCGCGAAACTCGGAGGCTATGATGGCGCCAACATGATCCTCAAGAGTAAGTATTAAATGGTCGGCGGACGCGACACTCCTCCCTCAATCCAGGATGGCCCCTTCGGCTATGAACCGTCTGCCGTTTCCAATTTTGACGCACCAGGGATCAACCGCAGCAACAAACTGGACGATCACACGGCCTTTGAGATTGGCCGTGAAATATTCGATAGCAGTACCAATTGGTTGAATGCAGGGCGCCGCGCCCGCTGGAATGACAGCCTTCGTGCCTTTCAAAACTTGCATCCCTCTGGAAGCAAGTACCTGTCTGGCGACTATCGCTACCGTTCCACGCTCTATCGGCCGAAGACGCGCGCTATGACGCGCCGCGATGAAGCAGCGACCGCAGCGGCGTTCTTTTCCAATGAAGATGTGGTCAGCATCTCGGCCCGCGATGACGATAATCCGCAGCAACAGGCATCAGCCGCAATCCTTCAGCAACTCCTTCAGTACCGGCTGACGAATACCATCCCGTGGTTTCTGACGATAATCGGCGCGCGGCAGGATGCCGGGATCATGGGCATCTGCGTTGCCAAGGCCGGATGGGAGTACGAGGAAAGGAAGCTCAGAAGCGAAACGCGGCCAAAACTCGACAGCGCCGGACAACCCATCTGGGATGACAAAGCAAAAAACATTGCGACTGAGGACGTGGACCTTTATCAGATCATCAAGGACCATCCCTATGCCAACTTAATCGCGCCGGAAAACTTCCGCTTTGAGCCCGGCTGCGACTGGCGCGATCCGGTTAAGTCATCGCCCTATCTGATCGAATTGGTGCCTGTCTATGTCAGCGAGGCGCTGGAGCGGATGGAGGCCCACGACGGCCAGCCGGCGGAGTGGGAGCGGGTCTCAGAGAGCGCCTTGCACACGGCGACTGGAACGGCCGATGATGTCACAAGGCGAACGCGCGAAGCCGGCCGCGTCCCTGGCAAGGACCACGACGCCTGGAAACCTCGGCACTTCGATATCTGCTGGACACGGATCAATATCGTTCGCTGGCGCGGCGAGGATTGGTACTTCAGGACATTAGGCGGCGGTGGCACGATCCTAGAGAAGCCGCGCCCCCTCAAGGAAGTCCATCTGCATGGGGACCGCCCCTATGTCGTGGGATCGGTGCTTCTGGAGACGCACAAGACCTATCCGTCTTCCAAGATCGAATTGACGAATGATCTTCAGCGCGCGGCAAACCAGGATTGGAACTCACGTTTTGATAACATCATGCTCTCTCTACAGCCACGGCAATTCGTTAAGCAGGGGGCGGGACAAGATATTAACGATTTACGAACGTTCGTTCCCGGCAAAGTTGTTAGCATCAACTCTGGCAAAGAACCTATTACAAATGTCGTTACCTGGGACCGCCCCCCGCCAGTTGACGCTGCGGCTTTCCAGGAACAAGACCGGATCAATCTGGATTGGGACGACCTTGCCGGCTCGTTCACCAATAGTAGCGTGCGCTCGTCGGAAGTAAGCCAGCAGTCCGCAACCGGCATGCATCTCATGTCCGGCGAGGCCAGCGGCTTGAATGAGTATGAATTGCGAATATTCGGCGAGACATTCGTTGAACCGCTGATCAAGCTACTTATCAAGATAGAGCAGACCTATGAGACCGATCCCGAAGTATTGGCCACTGCCGGATCGAATGCCAAGCTATTCCAGAAATTCGGCATCAATGAGATTACGGACGAATTGCTGGAAGCCGGCGTAACGGTAAGAGTCAATGTCGGCATCGGAGCGACAAATCCTCAACTGAAACTGCGTAACTTCGCCACGGGCGCGCAGATATTGGGATCGATCTTCGGTCAGTCAGCGGCCATGGGCGCCAACTTCCAAGAAGTCTCCAAGGAAGTATTTGGGATGCTCGGCTACAAAGACGGGGCGCGGTTCTTTCAGCCGGGCTTTGATCCTCGCGTTCACATGCTGCAACAGGAATTGCAAAAGGCGCAGGGCAAGGGCGGTCAGGGCCAAGGCGAGAGCCCTGCGGCAACGCAGGCCAAAATACAGGTGGCGAATATCAACGCCCAATCTAAGGCGCAGTCCGACCAAATGCGGGCGCAGACAGATGCGCGTAATGCGGAACTCGACTTCCATACGCAGAGGATGGAGGAAGACGCCGAGACGCAACGCGAGATGATCCGCTTGCAGGCGGAGCAGGCCAAGCAGCAGGCGGACCACATGCATGAGCATCAGATGGGCGCCGTAGATCGTCAGCACGATATGCAGATGGGTCACATGCAGCATCAGCAGGACTTGCAGGCGCAGCAGATCGGCCAGCAGCACGAGCAGCAAATGGGCGTCATGGGCCAGCAGCATGAAGCGCAGATGCATCAATCCGATCAGGCGCATGAGGGAAGGAAGACGGAAGGACAATGGCAGCACGAAAGCAACATGGCTGGTGCAAAGCCGGTTCAGATGGGTGGTGGCGGGGGCGCCGCGAAGCCCGGTGGGGCATCTTACAAGATGCCAAAGATGCCTCCGCCGCCCACAATGCAGCCACTGACTCCTGGTCAGCCTGGGCAACAGCCTATGATGCCTCCGCAGTCACAGATTACGGCCCCATCTGCGCCAATACAGCAGCAACCGGAGGAGTCGGAAGTGGATCGTCAGTTCATGCAGACCATGATGCAGCAGATGCAGCAGATGCAGGAAGGCGAACAGGTCATGGTCCAGGCGATCGGATCGATAGCGCAGATGATCGCGCAGGCGACCGAGAGAGCAGAACAGACCAACGCGATGGTCGCAGAAGCGATGGCTCACGTAGCGAATAGCGTTATGGGGGCGGCTGAACATGGGGCCGCTTCGCATCAAGCCCTCGTGAGCGCCATTACACGACCGAAGAAGATCAAGCGTGGCGCCGACGGCCGAGTCGAAGGATTAGAGTAAGCGTGACGACCGAATACATCGTTGGCAATGGCGCCGGGTCCTGGACGCCGCGAAGCACGGTAACCGTGAAGGTTGAGTGTTGGGGCGCGGGGCAGGCTGGCAACAGCAATGGCGATGGGGGCGCTGGCGCCGGCTATGCGGCTAAAAACAGTCTTAGCGTAACAGCAGGAACGACATACGCCTTCTCATTGGGTGCGCCGGGCGTCACGAGTCTCGCTGTCGGTGGCGACACGTGGCTTTCCAACACGGGCGTAGCCCCCACAACATCGTCACAGGGCGCCCTGGCCAACGGCGGCGGAAGCGCGACCACGCGAATTGGAGACACGACCAATGCTGGCGGTACGCCACAAGGCGGCAGCGTAGAAGGCAATGAAGGCGGATCAGGAGCAGGTGGCCCGCATGGCGCCGGAAACTTCGGCGGTATCTCTCCAACTTCGACGGCGGATGGCGGCGGTGGTGGCGGCGGCAACGGCGGTGGCACAGCAGGCAGCAACAGCACAACGGGCGGCAATATCGCTGGTGCTGGTGGCAATGGCTATAATGGGACAGGCGGAACGGCTGGCGCCCCTACGAGTGGGAATGGTGGCACCGGTGGTCCTGGTGCGGGCGGCGGCGGCGGTGCAGGAACGGCCGGCAATGGCGGCGCGGGTGGCGATGATTACGATAACGGCGGCGGCGGCGGTGGCGGCTGCGCAGGGTCTGGTACAGGCGGAGGCAACGGCGGCACGCCCGGCGGCGGCGGCGGTGGGATATTCGCATCGGCATCAGCGGGGGCGGGTGGATGGTCCCTCATAAAGATCACCTATGCCGGCAGCGATCCGGATCGACTCATTGTGCTCGGCAGCATTACATTGCCGCAAATACCGGCGACTTATTCTGGATTAGCAAAAGCCGAATGTTGGGGCGGCGGCGGCGGAGGCATTAGTGGTGCGGCATCGCGTTCTGGCGGCGGCGGTGGTGGCGGCGAGTATGCAGCAAATCCGGCACTCTCCGTTACACCAGGCGGCACGCTTACAGTTGCGGTCGGCGCTGGTGGTGCGGGTGGCACGACAAGCACGGCCGCGAATGGTGGCAATACGACAATCAGTTCAACGGTCGTTATCGCGGTGGGCGGCAAGAAGCCTACGGGTAACTCGACAGCCGGTGCAGGCGGCACCGGCGGCACGGGGACGACACTCAACAACGGCGGTGCGGGCGGCACAGGCGCAGCGGCGGCCGGCGATTTCGGCGGCGGCGGCGGCGGCGCGGGAGGCAAGGACGGCGCTGGCGTAGCAGGCAGCAACGGCACGACGACCACGACGAGCGGCGCAGGCGGCGCAGGAGATAATGGCTCGGGTGGTGCGGGCGGCGCGACAGCAGGCGCCACGAATACAGCCGGAAATAACGGAACGGCCAACATGCTTGGAGGCGGCGGCGGATCGGGCTCCGGCGGATCATCATCCGCGAAAGTGGGAGGGGCCGGCGCATATCCAGGCGGCGGTGGAGGCGGCGGCGGTGGGGGCGCCACGACAAATACCGGCGGGGCCGGTGCCGGTGGTCAGATCGTTCTGACGGATATCCCAAGCAGCTTTTCGCCGGCCGGTAATTGTATGTTTGTGTTGCCATAGGTGAACAATGGTTAGAAGTTTGTATAATGGAATGGGTTGGCTTCTCGCGGATGATCGATGCTCCGGCGGAGAGCGCGATGAGGCCGACATGCTTGGATGCTCACATTGTCAGAGGCTCATGAAAAAGGGCGACTGGAAGAATGACGGCGGCTTTTGTCATTCTTGCGACGCTCCGGTTTGCGGCCCTTGTGCTGATCGCATTCCTAAATTTGGATGCGAAGTTTTTATGCGTAAGTTAGAAGGAGAAATGGAGAGGGAATATCGCGCCCGACAGAATGCGATGCTTCTCGGTTTGGATCAGACGGAAAGGACATAGCAATGCCTACCTTCAACGCGATGCATCAGAGCTTCACGCCTTCGGCCTTCTCTCTTTCCAGTGTCCCGAATTGGTGCCTGGACGCGGTCGGAACGGGCGTCTTCGGCAAGGTCGTGATGATTACCTGGGGCGGCTCGCTGACGACATCCACAGGCTACTCGACTCGCTGGGTACGCCCCACGACAGCGGGCACGGGCTCGAAAACAGCTATCACCATCGGCTACAATCAGCCGAACTACGCGGCGGCGGCATTCACCGCGACATCATCTTACGGCACATCGCAGCCTATTGTGCCAGCACAGGATGTCGGTGACCTCTGGTCGCAGCGTTGGAACGCGCAAGGCGGCGTCGGCGTGATTGCAATGCCTCTGGCAAATCCATGGTGGGTGGCGACGGGCGTTCTGCAAGGTGCCCTGGAGTGCCAGAACTATAACGGCGTAGACGCGACCGGCTCCAGCTACGGCGTTACCTGGGAGGAATAGCTTTCCCCATACCCATTGTAAGGGGAATAGCGCCTTGGCCTTTATGTACTTTCCAGCGATCTTTGATCAGTTGGATTTGCAAAACGCGCGTGCTGTCATCCTGACGCCCGAGGTCGGGCTGACGACAGATGACCGATGGGAGCGCGAAACGGCGTTCCTTCGGCCGTTTCTCAGTAGGTTGCCACCGGGCTTGGTCATTGATTATGGATGCGGGATCGGGCGGCTATCGCGTTTATTGATCGATGATGGACATCCGGTTGTGGGGATCGATATTTCCCCCACGATGCTCGGTCATGCCGGCGAGCAGATCGGCCTTGATCGACTCGCCGTCGCACATCCGTCATTCCTGAACGGACAGTCATTTCAGGCGCAGTCAGCAATCGCCGTCTGGTCACTTCAGCATTGTGTGGATGTACTCGATTGCATCGATGCCATCGCAGGCTGTCTCGCCAAAGATGCCCCGTTTCTCGTGATCAATCGGGATAAGCGCTATCTTCCCGCCAGACATCATATAACTGGTCGGATTGGCTTCGTGGAAGATGATGCGATCGATGTCCACTCGGCCATCCGGTCACTTTTTTCCGTCGAATATGAGGAAGAGATGCCAGCCGAGTTATGCGAATCCGGCGCATGGCTGCGCATTTATCGCAAGAGGTAACAATGGATGAACTTGAGGCGCAGTTGGCTCATGCGCAAATGCGAGTGCTCCGTAATCCGGGTGAGGCATCGGCATGGTGTCAGCTTGGCTCTCGGCATCATATCCTGGCGTCAAGCGGCATCGATCATTATCTGGAGGCGCATCTATGCTTTGAACGCGCCTATGCGATGGCGCCGAATGTGCCAGAGGCATCGATCGGTTTCAGTGCCAGCGCCTACACCCTTCGGCAATATGACATGGCGCTCCAATTGGCCGAGAAGGCAACAAGGATCGCGTCTGAGCATGGGCTGGAAGAAATCGCGAATGTTGCTCAACTCGCCGAGGCTGGCATTCTCCTGAAAATAGGACGATGGCAAGAGGGTTGGACGAAGGCTGAAGCCCGTCTGCATCTGCCGCAAGCGCCGACCGTTCCCTTCGATGGCACTTTGGCTGACATAAGAGGGAGCCGAGTCTATGTGCGGGGGGAACAGGGCTTCGGCGATAACATTGAATTCATGCGGTATATTCCCAGGCTGAAGCAGTATTGCCCCAACATATCTGTTGAGGCTCCTCCTAAAATGCTGGAATTATTCGAGGCTTTTCTTCCCGGAATTCCGGTCCATTATGAAAAGCCAAACTGCGACATAGAAATAAGCCTATTGAGTCTTCCGCTTTTGCTTGGACCGGCGATTGGATGGGAGCCGATCAAGCCATTGCCAGTACCGGATAGATTGCAATCGCGCGGCTATAAGGTCGGCATTTGTCGTGCATCTCTATCACCGAGTCCGACCACGCTTCGGAAAAATCCTCGTCCACATGAATTTCGTGAGTTCATTAACAGTCTCAACGTCGGTAGCGTCAAGTCGCTCATGGAACAAGACCTTGGCGATTGTAGTTGGATGGACACTGCCATAGCACTGATGAAATGTGGCTTGGTCATTTCTGTCGATACCGCCGTGGCGCATCTCGCAGCATCCATGGGGATAGAGACATGGCTGATACAGCGATATGATAGTTGCTGGCGTTGGGATCATCCAAGCTGGTATCCAGGCGTGCGGATATTCCAGCAGCCGGCGCCTGGGGATTGGCCTTCGGTGTTTCAGGCTATACGGGAGGCTTTGGCCGCCAGATAGGAGTTTACCGGTGTGGGCATTTCATTCAGATGGGGCGTGCATCGGGAGACACAACAGAGGGAGGCGGCGGGCTTTCAATTCGTCCGATCCGGCGGCCCATATGAGACCCTTGCGCCTCCGTACATTTATGACGATTCCGGCCGCAAGATAAAGGATGATACAGGATCGCCGGTTCAAGCCGACGTGCCGCCGCTTATCGGTCACATGATTTTCCTTGGACCGGAGCAACCTGGGCCACGGTTGCTTATCCTGATCGGTTGAATCCGTGGCCATCAGATGGGGCGTACATCGAGAAACTGAACAGGCCTATGCAGCCGGCTTTCAATTCGTTTGGCCGGGCACGCCTGTCGGCTCGGTTGCCCCTCCCTCTATCCAGACAGCGGCCTTTGTCGCTCAGGAACATCCTGGGGATCGCCATCCTCTCCCGCGCGTAGCTCCTGGCAAACAAGGCCCGAACGTCGCGCCGCCACCCGGCACGGCGGATACTGCCTATCTTCCTGATCAGTATCCGCTCCATCCCCTGCCGCGTGTCGGCATTCCACGCCAAGGTCCGAATGTCGCTGCACTCCCGCAAGTCGGCAGTGTGCAAGTCACGCAAGAGCACCCCGGCCATCCGCTGCCGCGTGTCGGCATTGCCCACCAGGGTCCCAATGTTGCGCCGCCGCCTCAAATCAGCACAGTTTTGATTGCGCAGGAACAACCGGCGCATCCTCTTCCATTTGTCCGTGCCGGCCCGATTGCGGCTTTAATCGCATCGCCCCAGACCGTCAGAAGCACGGAATACATTCCGCAAGAGCAGCCCTGGCATCCCGTTCCGTGGGCCGGCGCGAGTTTCCAATATCAGAACGTCGCAGCCGCGCCGCAGATTGAAAACACGGCGATCGTAGCGCCTCAGCAGCCGGCGCATCCGACTCCGATTGTCGGCTCAAGCCACCAAAGCCAGAACATCGCCGCGCCGCCGCAGATCGGTGCTGTCGCCGTCCGTCAAGAGCAACCCGGCCATCCGTTGCCGGTGGTTCAACCGGGCGTTCCGCCCTACACCTTTGCGCCTCCCATCCGAAACGTGGCGATTGTTCCGCCGCAATATCCGGACCATCCGCCGCCGCGATATCAGGTCGGCATTCAGGGTCCGGGCGTTCGGCCGCCGATTTCCGACCGAGTTTCTGTAATTCAAGAGCAGCCCGGCCATCCGCTTCCTTTCGGATCGTCCGGCGTGCCGCCTTACACCCTTGCGCCGCCAATTCGGAATACGGTTTTTGCGCCGCCGCAGGTTCCCGATAATCCGCCTCCGAGTGTCACGGCCGGCGTGCAGGGACCAAACGTTCGGGCGCCAGTCAGCGATCGGATCGCGGTAACCCAAGAGCAGCCGGGACATCCGCTGCCGTCAGTCCGGGCAGGCAAGCAGGGTCCGAACGTCGCGCCACCGCCGCAGATCGGCGCCATTACAGTCAGACAAGAACAGCCATATCATCCGGCGCCGATCGTTCAGGCTGGCGTTCCGGGACTGAATATCGGCATTCCTTTCGTGCCGCCGGTCCTCATTCGTCAAGAGCAGCCAACCCATCCGCTGCCATCGACGCAATCAGGGCCGCAGGGTCCCAATGTCGCCGCCCCGCCGCAGATCGGGATGGCGCGAACGACCCAGGAACAGCCCGGTCATCCACTGCCAGCCGCAAAGGCCGGTCCGCAAGGCCCGAACGTTGGTCCTCCCGTAAGATCGTCGGTTTTCGTCGTCCAGGAACAGCCGGCCCATCCGGCGCCGTTCGTTCAAAGCGCCTTCCAAGCACAGCAGATTATGGCCGCATTCAGCGGCTTCGCGTTCGTGCGTCAGGAGCCGCCGGCCCATCCGCTACCGATGGCGAGCCAGGGTGGAAAGCAAGGGCCCAACGTCGGTGTGCCGGTTACCAATGCGGCGATTGCCCGGCAGGAACAGCCATACCATCCGCTGCCGCTGACGGTCGTCGGTATCTCCGGCCCCAATGTTGCGCCGCCTGCCGGAACATCGGTGCTTGTTGCGCAAGAGCAGCCCGGCCATCCGCTACCGCGACTCTGGATTGGCGTTCAGGGTCCGAACGTCGGGACACCCGTCACAAGCCAAATTGTCATCCGTCAGGAGCAGCCCGGCCATCCCGTGCCCGTGGTGTTCCCTGGCACGACGCCGACGCCGCCGAATATCCCACAATTTGGCATCAGCGCATTCGCCAGACAGCAGCAGCCGGATCATCCGCCGCCGCTCGTCTTCGCGGGAACGCCGCCGGTCTATATCCCGCCCGGCCCGCAAATATGGAGCGTGTCGGTCTTCACGCTTCAGGAACAGCCGCCTTTCTATCAATCGTTTACGTTCCCTGGGCCGCCGGGTCCGGATGTCATTCCCCCCGTGGTTACGACCACGATGCCCGGTCCATCGGATGGGGAATACGATGCTGAAATGCAGCGCAGGCGTTGGCTTGCGTGGATGGAGCAGAGACGGGCACGAAAGCAACAGCAAGCGCTGACGCCCATCGCTACTCCGCAGAAATTGGATGCTAAAGGCAAGCCGGTCGATTTCGGCATTGCGCCGCGCCGTATCAATTGGGAGCCGCCAGAGTCTAAACCGACCGTTGCGGTTCCGGGGGCGGATGGCCTAGATATCAAAGCGGCGATCTTGCGCGAACTGGAGCGCATGACGCAGGAAGCGCAAGCGCGGCAAGCGGCAGAGGAAGCGGAGCGCGTTGCACGGAAGAAACGCGATGACGACGATGACGACGACGCGGCAATCCTCTTCTTGGGTGACCTATGAGCGAGTTTGAACAGTCTGAGCATTACAAGGAGATGCTGAATCTCCGGAATGAGCTATTCCGCCGCGTCGGTCTCATGGTCCATGTTGAAGCAGAAATACGCGACAGCGCCACGGTTAAGTTATTCATGCAGCATGCAAAAGAGAGCATGGAGATTGCCGTGGAGCAGATTTGCGAGGCTTCGCCGTCCGATTTGAACGAAATCACGCGGTGTATTGTAAACATTAAGGTGGCGTTGTATCTAAAGCGCGCATTAGAAAGGCTTATTGCGAGTGGTTTGGAAGCCGCAAAGGAAGCCGCAGAGCAAGAGACACGAGAGGCACACGATCTAGATGTCGGGGAATCGGACGGAGATTGACGCAGCAGAAACGGGCTTACTCCCCGAAACCGCTCCTGTTGCCCATCCCGAACCGCACGATCCCGGTACCACGCCGCCGAAATCGCCCCGCGAAATCATGATGGATCAGATCGTCGCCAACGCGCAGCGTCAGCGGGAGGCTGAGCTTGCGCAGGCGGAGGTTTACGATCGTGAGGCGCGAGAAGCCGGCCTTAACGCTCCGGAAGATCAAGAGACCTCGGCGCCTCCGGCTGCCATCGCGGAGCCACGCCGGGAGGTCGGCGAGACCGTCCAATCGCCGGCTCCGGCGCGGCAGGAGGAAAGGGCCTCCGATCCTGCCGCGCCACCTTCTCAGCCCGCACAGCCGCAGCTTATTCCAATCGATTTGGGCGGCGGTGTCCCGGTCTATGTCACCCAGGAGCAGATAATCCATCTCGCTCGCATGGGCGCAATCGCAAACCAAACGCTGCATGATTACCAGCAGCAGCAGCAAAGACCAGCGCTTCCAGGTGTCCAAGCGCCGCAGCCGCAACCGGTCCGGCAATCTGAGCCCGTTGTGGATGAAGGCCGAGTCCGGCAGGTCGTCCGTAAGATGCAATTCGGTACCGAAGATGATGGTACCGTTGAACTTACGGGATTCGCGCGAGATTTGATGCGCGCCGTCCAGCCGGCATCTCCGCCGCAGGTAATCGACACTCAGGCGATCGTACGTCAGGCGACGATTGAGGCGCTGGCGCGGATGCAGCTACAGCGGGACCTCGAAACGATCAACGCAGAGTTCCCCGATATCGTGTCCAATCCGCAACTCACGCGATTGGCCGCAATCAATGTGGACGATGTGCGCCGTGAGATGGCAGCACTCGGCCGCCAAGTATCTGATCTGGAGATTTACAGGGAAGCAGGCCACCGCGTTCGTGACGCGCTCGGCAAGCCTCGGCCTGGAACCCAGACGGAACAGCAGCAACAGGCTGCGCCCCTACACCCGCCAGCACAGGCGGCTGCCGTCAGAGTGAGCCCTGATCGGGCGCGCATTGACGAGCGCAAGCGTGCGGCTCCCCGTCAAACTGGACAGGTCATTGATCAACGGAATGTGGCGCCTCCAGCTCCACCTGTGAAAACAGGAAGCGATATCGTGGAGGAATTCCGCAAAGCCCGTTTTCAGCCGTCCATGAGGTAAAGGCCGCTTCCCCATGGCTGGACAGCTTTGGGGCGTCAATTCTCTTGGTGGATTTATGTATTCGCTGGAGTTGTCGGACATCCTCCGCACAGCCGTCCAGCCATTGTGCAAATTCCGCCAGTTCTGCGACGCCAAGGATTTCACGGATAAAGGCTATCACAAGGGCCAAATCTTCACCTGGAACGTCTATAACGACGTGGCAACGCAAGGCACGGTCGTCACGGAAACCAGCACGATCAATGAGACCAACTTCACGATCTCGCAGGGTACCGGCACCGTCACAGAACTCGCCAACTCCGTTCCTTACACTGGATTCCTGGACAATCTGTCCAAGCATCCTGTGCAGGAGATTATCAACAAGGTTCTGAAGAACGACGCCAAGAAGGCCCTCGATGGGCAGGCTTGGTATCAGTTTCTGGCAACGCCACTCAAGATCGTTGCGAGCGGCGTGGCCGCTGGCACCGGTAACGGCACATCTACCAGCGCGGTCACGCTGACCACGAATGGCACAGCCACGCTTACGAACTCCATCGCGTTCGGCAATCTGCACGTCAAGGCGATCGTCGATGTGATGAAGGAGCGCAACATCCCGCCTTACATGGGCGATGAGTACTTCGGTATTGCGTGGCCGACGACTTGGCGCAATATGAAGAACCTCCTCGAAGGTATTTACCAGTACCGCGATGAAGGCTTCCAGATGATCTATAATGGTGAAATCGGGAAGTATGAGGGTGTCCGTTTCATTGAGCAGACGAACATCCCCAAGGGCAACTATAGCTCCGGCAACTATGTGACTTCGTCCAGCTTCACAGCCTGGACGTTCGGCCTTTCCGATTGGATTTACTTCTTCGGAGAGGACACGGTTGCGGAGGCGCTTGTGGTCCCGGAGGAAATGCGCGGCAAAATCCCCGGAGACTTCGGGCGGTCCAAGGGCATAGCGTGGTATTATCTTGGCGGTTTCGCTCTAACCCAGACGCAAGCCTTGCAGGCACGCATCCTGCAATGGGCGAGCGCCGCATAAGGAGAAGGGCACATGGCACAAGGTAACTATGACCATCCCTCGTATCTGACGCGCCAGTTTACGGACATGGACACGACAACGGCGGGCGCCAATGGCACATCGGCCCTCACTGGCTTTTGGACCAATGTGCGTCTGCGCAAGGCGGCTGTGACTGTCCGCGTGGCGGGTACGTCCGCTGCCGGGGGCAATGCGGCGATCTTCATCTATATCGGCACGTCCGTTACCGGATTCACTGGCACGGCGTTGACGACCACGACTACGACTGCCACGCTTGGTACCGTGGCGCTCGGGTCTAGCGCGGCTGGCACGGTCGTCTTGTCAACCGATATGGATGCGCTTCTGGTGCAGGGCGGCGTGCTGGCGATCAAAAACGGGACTGACACGACCGGCACTTGCAAGGCTATGCTGGAAATGTATATCGATCCGCTCGGAACGTGGACTGGTCCACCGGGGAGTTAAGCATATGCCGGGTTTCATCATACCGCTGGATATCGCTGAAGACCTCAATCGTGGTGAGAAGGACGAGTCGGACTATCGGCCCGTTCCCGATACCGATCGTGGGAATGCCTCGTATTCCGATCGTGGAATGCTCGGCTTTTATTCTCCAAGGCACCGCGAGCAGTGGGGTTACCCCGATGGAATAAAGCTGGAGGGAGGCTTTGGCGCAACCGACGCCGAACTCCGGCGCGGCTATGCTGAGCCCGACATTCGCCAGTCCCCGGCCTATGATCTGTCAAACTACAAAGATCGCCTGGACCAGCCTCGCACCAGCGACGTGCGTCCAGGCGATGTCGAAGCCATGGAAAGCGACTATGCTTTCCGTCAACGTCATCGCGAGACGCGCGGCTTCCTGACGCGGCCTCGCATTCCTCGTGAAAGGGGGTAAGTCATGAAGCCTTCAGGTCGCGATGCTGCTGAAATAAGCCCAAAGCTGATTCCGGATGATGAGCTCCTACCCCGCGATAATAGCGGTGGCCTGGATTTCACGCCCTATACCCAAGAATGGGGCGACGGCGGCAAAATCACAGGCGGTCCCAAGCCACATCTTGCGACCGGCGTCGGAGGGACTGGCGAACGCGATGGCAATGATGGCCGTCAGAAGCGCAAGTACCGCATGGATTAAAGAGAAACCGCCGCAGTGGATTGCGGCGGCTTCTGGTAGCCGGGAACGGTTCCTCGTTGCTGGATTTCTCCCTTATTCCATTTGAGAGGAAGAGTCAATGGCTGGAGATCGCGGCGGCGATGTGAAGGGCACATGCAAGACGGACGTTGATGGCGCGGTTGGCTCGCCAATCACTGTCGCTGAAGCGTCCTATGAGCCCGGCTATGAGATCGGCGAAGGGTATGGCTATCTCAGCAAGGCCGATGTCAAGCAGGGGTATTGCTCCTATGGCATCGGCATTGGGGAAGGCCGACCCAAGGGCATGAAGTAAGATGCGGCGTACGCTAGATCGCAATCGCCCGTTCGCTGAGCACTTCGGCCTGGAGCCGATTAAGTATGCGCAGGATGGCCATGCCTTCCTGGAGAATGGAGACCTTGCGCCCGATCCCGACGAGCCGGAGCCGCCGCGATCTGACTTTATCGATCGGCTGATGGCACCTGTGGCAGAGCCGGAGCCGGCAACATCTCCAAAGCGACTGAAGAATCCCGACGATCTGAGGCTTGCCGAGAATAAAGCGCTCAAGGTGCAACTTGAGACCTATGGCGTTGAATGGCAGGGCGTTGAACATGCGCGGCGTTACCTCGGCATGAAGGACGACCATGACAGCACCGGGCAGCCTCATTAACATCGGTCAGATTGAGGACTTGTGCGACCTTGCAGCCGGAACTCCTCCCGGCTGTTTTGTTGAAGTCGGCGTGTATAAGGGTGGCTCCGCGTATTTCTTGATGGCCGTCGCGGTGCA